GAGGACTGTTCCGTAATATCCTTGCTGCGGGCCTGATGGGTGCGGGAGGTATTGGACCCCTCCACGGAGAGCATACGTTTGCCCAGGGGCTGATGGCGGGGGCTGGCGCGGGTATTAAAGAATCTCGGGACATGGCAGAGAAGCAAGACGCCGCCCGTAGAGATCAGGCCCAGAAGAACTATGAGAACCAGCTTAAGGCCAACAAAGAGAAAAGGGAAGATCAGCAGCTAAGTATGCAACAGCAATTAAACGATGTTACTGTTCAGGAATACATTAACCGAAGTGCGATTTCGAAGTTTCAACTAGCTCAAGCGTACGGAGAAAAAGACCTTACAGCAGTAAAGCACATTGTTGAGCAAGATAACGATAAATTGCATCTCTTTAGACAGGCAGGAGCTATTCCTTTTTCTAAGAACATTGGTGGAACTTCTAAGGATACTTTTAATCCAGAAGAGTATCAGAGCATTGTAGCTGATCCTTCTGTAAAAACAGCGGGGTATGTCCCTATAACTGTTGGTTGGGATAAAGATAACAGGCCTCTCATTCAACTTTTCCCTCCAGAAGTTACCTTAACTAAAGACGTAATTCAAACTCTTCAGTCTAAATTCGGAAGAGACGTAAATATAGAGAAGGATCTTAACGTAAGAGAAGGCCAAAAATTGGAACCGTCTAAATTAGTGAATCTGTTAAACAGGGGGGATGCCACCCAAAACCAGAGAGAGATGTCTGATAAAATACAACTAATAGAAGCTCAGACTATCGCAGCTAGGGCGGAATCTTTGGATAAGTCTTTAAACGCCCAAAAAGCTAAACAGGATTTGAAAAAAGGATCCATAGAGTTGCAGGATTTCGAAGATCGGCATAACGGCTTCGAGATTCTTAGATCAATTGCCACAGGAACTCCTGTAGACTCAGGAAAAAAAGATAGTAAAGGGAAGCCTATCATGATTACTATTGCTCCGGACAATGTCAATGGGTTTAGCACTAGTTTTAAACTTTTAGGAGACAATCAAAAAAAATCTCTGTTTTCCGCCTATAGCGCGGAGGAGAGAGACAGTGAAAATGAACTCGATAAAGTAAAGACCATTAAAGGAGAAGCTTCTCCGGAGTATCAAAAAGAATTTGAGCATTTACAGACTATCCGGAATACTAGGAAACAACTTGGTCCAATAAGTGACAATGAAACAGGAGCACCCTCCGCCCCCCCTAATCCCCTAGACCCTTTGCAGTCTAAATATGTTTCGTCCTTGCCCGGAAAGCCTGGGAAGATTCTTCAAAGAGTTTTGACTTCGCAGCCCGACATTCAACAGGCTAGGGTAGTTATCGCTGGTATTCCGATAACTAAAGACTTTACCGAAAAAAATAAACAAGATCTCCAAAAGTCTTTTGAGGATTACGTTAAAGAGTCTATTCCTGTGCGGGACCAGATGGCTTCAGAGAACAGGAGTAAATCGGAGGAAGACGAAAGACTTAAACGAGCAACGCAGCAAGCGATAGATGATGCTAAAGAGACGGGGGAGCAAGAAAAAGCTTCGGAGCGCAGAAACACCCCTGCTTATACAAATTTCATGACTTCTATGCCGCAGTAACTTAGGACTTTATGGCCGACTCTGTTGACGATTATCTGAACTCTGCACTAAAAACCCCAACCTCTTCTGCTAGAGAAGAGGTTCAGACTAGTGTCTCCCCTTCCCTCTCCCCTTCCCAGAATTCCGGAGGTTCCGTTGACGATTATCTGAACTCGGCACTATCCCCAAAACAAAATTCTCCCGTTTCCAATCCGGAAAATGGAAATCCTAACCCAGAGGCTCACGATGAGTCCGATAGGTTTACTCAAGATGACCCTAATGACAACTGGCTAGAAAAAGGCTGGCACACTGCTAATAAACCTCTTACTGAGTCTCTGCTTGGTTGGGGCCAATATAGACAAGGTGCAGGGGGATTAGAGAGAGGGGTGGAAAAGGTATTATCTGGACTTACCTCTCCTCTTAGCTTGGTAACTATGGCCGCTTTCGCCCCTGCGGGTATTGTAGGAAGTGTTGGTGGTAGCCTCCTCAAAGAAGGTTTGATGGAGGAGGGCGGAGCTATCCTCGGAGAGGCTATGGATGCTGCTAATGCCGGAGCTACTGTAGAAAAATATGCCGGGGCGGTGTCCGCCGCAACAAAGGCTAGAGTAGCTGGACAGAGCATCAATGAAGCTGTAACAAATGCGGGTATGACCCCTACTAATTTCGAAAAAATGGGAGAGTTCCTAAGAAGTAATGGGTTACAGGAGTCGGATCTTCTTAAAGAGGGAACCGTTCGAAGAGTGGCCGCACAGGGCTTGTACAAAGCCGGGATGTCTGCACAGGGGGCCGTATCTATAGCTAAAGGTGCCGAGACTCTAGTTAATGCGGGGTTCGCTGCACAGCAGATTCAAGGGGCCGTATACTCTCTCCCCCGTTTTGCTGATCTAATGGAACATGGACAGTATGATGAAGCCTCTGAGTACCTAGTTACTGGTGGGGCCTCCGCTTTGTTTGGTGCTCTCGGAGCCGCACACTCATTAAAGAGTATTGACACTTTAGTTCCAGGATTGAACGAAAAGAACAACCTGCCTTTGACCCAAGGCACCCAGAATATAATGAACGTGGTCAAGGCCCGGGACGCGGCAATGAATGCGGGCGTGGTAAAGTTCAATACTCTGAGCAAGGCTCTACAGAGAAGTATGTTTAATCTTGCGGGGGTTGAAGTTCCTGAATCTTTGCAAGAAGACGGGACATTTCTAGGGGCAGTTGGCGGGTCAATAAAGAACGTCGTAGACAAAGTTCTGCATAAGAATCCGGTAGACTCTCCTGAACTCGCGGCTACCCGAAAGGTTGTAAACTTCTTTATGCAGGCCGGTGGAGATACTAACCGACTGTTTCAAGAAGGTCGCGCCCTTGCCGAAGCAATGGGTGAACAGGATAAGTGGGATGAGTTTACCAAAGACTACGCCCGCCCTACCCGTACCGTAGACCACATTGTAGACGATCAGAAGTCTGATTATCTACTTACCAAACGCGCTATTGAAACGAGACAAGACCAAATAAAAGAACTCCAAGACAGGGTATCTGAAACCTCGGCGAGTCTTAAGAGAGCTTCGAGTCCTAGCAGTATAGCGTCTCTATCAGCGTCTTTAAGCGATTTTAGTACCCGTTTACAGGAGGCTCAGAAATTCCAAGAAGCTAACGAGGTCAAACTCGAAGGTCTCAAGAAATGGGAAGGTAGCCCCGAAGAAGCTCTAAAGGCACACCACCAGGAGTTAGTTAAAACTTTTTATGAAATGAGAGCGAAGCAACTTCCGACAGAACCTAGTCCGGAAAGCGGAACGGCTCTAGACGAGTTTAACACCCGAGCAAATGTTATGGGTCACGCCGCCCATGACGCTCAGGTTATTCAGGAAGCGCACCCTGAGTGGTTTGAAGGGTCACAAGGCATAATCAAAGGATACCACGGTACTCCCGCTAAGTTCGAAGGTATGCCAGATGCCGCCGGTCTCGGGACGCACGTTACTCCGGATAAGGCTCTAGCCGAAAGATTTGCTAACGAGAGCGGTGAATACGCCAAGTCGGGTAGGGAGCCTGGGCGAGTTATAGAAATGAATCTCGGGCTAAAGAACCCTCTCAGGATAGAGGACCACGGATTTCCTCACTCTAATGCTATAGCTACTATTACTGATTTTGAAAAACAAGGAGTTATTCCGAAAGACCTTTTAGGGACGAAAGAAGAGATCACTAAGAGAATCACAGATAGGGCTGTAGAAATTTATGGAGGTCCTGAAGGTCTTAAGGGTATGAACAAAAAAGAACTGGGAGACACCCTTACAAGGTCCTACCAACAGGCGCATAATGAAGAATTAATTAAGGTAAAAGAATACCTAAAGTCAAAAGGATACGACGGTCTAGTTTATAAAAACGAACTAGAAAATGGGGGAAAGGATAACTACGTAGTCTTTGATAGAAATCAAATGCATGAACCTATCAAAACTATCCCCACGGAAGACTTAGAAGGCTACGTAGGAAAGAACCAACCTACCTGGGAAGAAGGCCCCCGCCATCCAAAGCTTCCTGATGACTTGGAAGAGATGGTAGAAAAGTCTAAAGGCGTGTTTGCTAAAATGAAAGCAGACCACCCCGAAGAGTATCAACACCGTCTCGACATCCTTAAGGGGTATGCAGACGCGGCCCGGGGTGTCTCTCCTGAAGTCCAGGCAATTGTAGATAGGCTCCGCCAAGCAGATGACGATATTTGGTCTGCTGGTAGTAATAACGATCTTATCCACGGATATATAGAGAATCACTTGTTCCGCCAATGGGGGGATGATACTAAAGTAGGTAATGTTCTCCGGACGGAAGCTAAAGCAGGGAACTTCGCTACTAATGTAATTCAGGCCCGCCACAGATTTTATCAGATCCCTCTCGAAGGGTTCCTTTCCGGAAAGCGTATGCTTAACTACGATCCGGTTGAGGCTGTACGTAAGAACGGAATATGGGTAGCCGAGGCCGCAGCAAACAGAAAAGTAGTAGACGCCTTCCTAAAGTCCGATCTCAGAACCCCTCGTGGGATGCCTTTGTTTATCCTCAAAGGTTCTGGCTCTGTTCCTCCGGGGGTAGACGGACAATCTTCTGCTGTTCTTATTAATCCAGACAAGGTTCGCAGTGTTCTAATTAAGCCAGAGGAGCTACAAACTCTGAAAGCTAACGGGACTCTGGATCAACTGCTACAGACAAGAGAAATTGTAAACCTCACTCCTCAGGTTTCTTTGGATAGTATTCCGGAATGGATTAATTCTACTAAAAAACAACTCTTCAAAATGGAGCAATCTAACCAACTTCTGGGTGAAGGAACGCAAGCTATAAAACGCCACAGAGAAGCTTGGGGCCAACTCGGAACTTTCGTTAAGGAGAAGGCAGGAAGGTCTGCTAAATTTATTCGTAGTGAACTCGAAGCCGCAAAGCGGAATAACGGAGTTCCTACACGAACGGATCTTCCTGCTGATGTAGCTCTCGGAAACTATGCTACCAAACTTCTCACCTCTGGTGAAAGGCTTCGACCCCGTGCGATCCAAGACCTCGAAGCCTTGGCGGAACGGTTTGAAACTCAGGCGGAAGGAGCTAGCTCTAGTAGACTTTGGGACGATCCTAAAGAAGGAAGTATTCGTCCTTCCGAGGTTAGCTCCCTATTGCGATTGAACCAGAAGTTCCTTCCCCCAGAACTCAAAGCGTACTTAGACGAGCAGCACGATAAGCTAGTACACGATGATAAGGGGGGACCTGTACGTGAACAGGATGGTAGCTGGGGAGCAAAGGGGCTAACCAAGACCATGAGAGCGGTAGAGGATGCTGCTAACAATGCCCGCCACTCCCAACTCACTCTCGATTTACTGGACCTACAGAAAATTGATAATGAGTATAGCTCAATAAACCCAATTACACAAGCCAATAACCGGCCAGCAGCAGAAGACCTCTTAAAGGAAATAAACTCCCGCCAGCCCGAAAGATATCAGTTCTCCCCTAAACCTGGAGACTATAAAGAAATCGACCACCCAGCATTTCAAAACTGGAACTGGATGGCCGCCGCTCCGGATGGGTCACCCATATTGGCTAAGAGTGGTGTTATGGTGGATAAGAGTATCCACGCATACATTGTTAATAGACTAGGACTAGAAGGGTCTGCTCTTCGTAAGTCGGAAGGTATTGGAAAACTAGCTGCGCCTATCTTAGGTGCTGGATCACAAGCAAAATCTTTACTCTTGAGCGGTTCGCCTTTCCACATCATTCAGGAAATGCTTCGCGGAGTTATGCTTGGAGTTAATCCTTTTGTTCGCCCTAACACCGTTGCCGATCTTTCGGTAGCTTATAAGACTGTGCGCGGAGACCTGCCTATTTATAAACTTGCCGCAAGAAATGGTTTTGATTTTACTGCGAGTAAAGAAAGAATGGGGTATACTGAAGGACTTGCCTCTCACTCGAAATTAGTCTCTAAGATTCCTATCTGGGGACCCGTTTCGGACGAGATTCATAGTTTCCTCTTTGATAGGATGATCCCCGGACTTAAGGCTTCCGGTTTCCGGAAAATGTTTGACCAGTATGCAGAGGCGCATCCGGACTGGACCGACGACGCCGTAGCTGAACACGCTGCAAAACATGTTAACAACGCCTTTGGTGGACAGAACTGGAGAGAGATGGGTCGGTCTGCTACTACTCAGGACTGGTTTAATCTTGTTGCTTTGGCCCCTGACTGGCTCGAATCTGAAATGCGGTTTGCGTCGGGTATCATGAACAACGCCGGTCTAGGTGCCGGTAAGTATAAAGAAGAGGAAGGTAAGAACTTTTCCCGCCAGCAAGTAGCTACTATGGCTGCGGGTATATATGTTACCGCCCGAGTGCTTAATGGGCTTTATTCTGGGGACCCTCACTACGATACCCCTTTTGGCCTTGCCGCTAAAGACAAGGATGGGCGTACTATTGAGTTCGGAGTGAGAACCCTGCCCGGAGACATCCTCCACATGAGTTCGGATCCGTGGGGCTTCATCACGGGACGCGAGAGTCCCTTCCTTCGTATGGGGCAGGAACTTGTAACAGGAAGAAACCAATTTGGACAGAAGCTTACAGACGGAGAAAAGTTTGTAGACGCCGCTTCTCAGTTTGCGCCTATCCCTGGACAATCTATTTTAAAGAAAGTAACGGGTCTAGCTACAGGAACAGACGTGGGTATGGGAGAACAGATAGCTAAAGCCGCTGGTGCAACTGCGTCCGTAAATCGGACTCCTGCTCAGCAAAAAGCCGCTAATCTTGCTGCGGAAAGAAGTGAATCCGGAGCTATGACTCCACAGAAAGTCGCCCACCACCGGGTCGTCATGAAACTGGAGGATGACCTTCGTTCTGGAAGAATCACAAACAAAGACCTAACAGACATGGCGGATTACGGGTCGCTGTCCGCTGACGATGCTAAGGCAGTGTTAAAGAACGTTAAGGACACCGTAGGTCTAGATCCAGAAGCGGCAAAGATGTATAGCAGAGTCAGTCGTCTTGATTTATCGTCTGCCTATGATATTTATGATACGGCGAACCCTAGTGAAAAAGCTGCTTTACATAAACTGGTTCTTAAGAAGGCTCAAGAGTATATAAAAAAATCTAGAACTTCTATGACAGGACAAGAGCGTGCCCAAGACCCTCTATTCGCCCGAGCACGAAGAGCGATAGACTTAGATGAAGCACAAAGAGAAAACAAGGAATAAAAAAGCCCCTCGTGAGAGGGGCTTAGTTTTTGGTCTAGAAACAGTTTTAGAGATGTACCTGTGTTATCCACATTTAGAACTCCCGCAGTCCTGACATTTAGAGCAGCCTTCGCTGTAAATCAGTTTAGTAGATTTACAATTCGAACAGATACCTTTAACTTTCTCCCCGTCCTTAATATAGGAGGACAGAAATTTCTTTATTTGAAAAAGGAAACTGCCTACAAATACCTCATCTACTTTATCAAGTTCTGAAACAATGTTTACTACCTTGACTCCGTGCCTGAGCAAAAGGCTAATTGCTCGGGCGATTTTGTCTGAGTTACTATCTGGACTGCATTTTTCTCTTGTGGACTTTATATACTCTTCTGGTATTCCTTTGTGTACCGCCAGCGCAAATAGTTTATCCAAAGCGTCTGAAGTAGTTACATTCTTTTCTGCATGATTAGTCCTTACAAAGAGAGCAAAAGGTTTCTTATCTTGGGTGACTACTGTTAAGTACCACTTTCTGTTTTCAGCCCGAAGAACTTTTACCACAGCTTCGCTAGAATCCGGTAGCTTCACGTCTTGAAGAATAATCTCGTCTTCTTCTATTACTGAGAGAACGTTTGCCATTGTTCCTGCTCGGTAGGTAGTAATACCCTTTATACACCCAGTATCGTAGGCATCGAGATAGATTCTCTGAAACTTTTCAAAAGGGTAGTTATTAGGAATATTAACTGTCTTGCTTACCGATGAGTCGCAGTATTTGGCAAACCCTTTTAGGTCCTCGACGTGCTCTTCTACCGTAAGGCTTTGAGCGGTAACGGCCCACTCGGCTTCTGGATTCCATTCCCCTTTTTGCTTGAGATACCAAACTCCATAGTCCTCGCATAAGGTTTCTTTCAGGAGTCCCCGATTCTTATCAATTTTGTATAGGGTTCCGTTTACTTCTCCTCGGAGAAGACTCTCGTCGCCCTCTTTAACAAACTTGAAAATATCTGTTTCATGGAACTCTCCTTCCGAAAAGTCTGGGATCAATCCTTTTAATTCGTCTGGAGGAGTTTGGATAATTGAGGTTCTGATATACTCAGGAGAAAAGCACGGCTCGCATCCCCCGGTAATCAGGTTAGATAGCACACTACTGTTTCCGTTAGGTTGAATAGAAAACAGACTAGAGTTTCGAATTCCGTATTCTCTAAGGTCCTTTAATACCTCTTTTGAAAGACCGATACTTGTCCAGTAAGGGGACATCTGGTGGAGGAAGGGGTCACAATAAGAAAATTTTCCTTTTTCCCTAGCGATTTCGATACTAGATTTTATTACAGCGGTTGTAAAGGATTTCATAACCTCTTCCCGCAGAACCTCTGCCTCCTTTGACCCAAACCGAGTCTTAACCATGTAGAGAGAGGATCCCCACCCCATGACTCCGCAGCCAATTCTACGCTTGTTCTCCATAGAGTGTTTGTACTCAGACAGGGGAGCAGCGGAATAGGTATTAACATTATCCAAGAATCTGGCTAGGTATCCTGCGTACTTAGATATCTTCTTAAGATCGAAATCTTTTCCGCTCTTACTTATGAACTGAGTTAGATTAAGAGTTCCTAGACAGCACGCTCCTGCTGGGGCCAGAACTTGCTCCCCGCAGGGGTTTGTACTTCGAATGGTTTCTCCCGGACGGTTTCCTTTCCAGTACCCGGAAAGAGGATTGAAGTAGTTGGCCCTATCCAGAAACAAAATTCCGGGTTCGTTTCTGTTGTAAGTAGCGCTAGTAATAAGGTTCCACAACCAATCTACAGAAACAGTATCATATACGGCAACTGGGTACCCTTTAGAAATCCACCGACGAAGATCTCCGTTCCACTCTTCCTCATAATATTCACACTCAGTCTCCGGAAAACGGAGTTCCCATACTACCGAATCAATCTCTTCTTGGTCACAACCAGACTCCCTCATTACCTGCACCTGCTTCACAAGACTCATAAAGTCGTCCGTACAGTTTACAGACATATTAAACTTGCAGAGTTTTCCTTGATTCTGTTTTGCAGTAATAAACTCTACTACGCTGGGGTGCCAGACATCTATAACAGCCATCTGTGCTCCCTTACGGATCTTACCTTTCCCCTTATTCTTTTTTTCGATCCCTGATCCGGATGTAATAATCTCGGAACTCTTATCAAACAACTCCATGAATTTTACGGGTCCCGGAGACTCTACTCCTAGAGTAGAAATATATCCGCCCCGAGGACGAAGAGCAGAAAAATTATGACCCCACCCTCCTTCTGATTTTAATGTAAGAGACTGGTGCTTAAGTACTTCTAGAATACCTATCAAAGAGTCTGGTTGGGATATAGGCTCAGGAGAAACGAAACAATTAATCAGCGTTGCTTTATACTCTGTTCCAGCATTCGCGAGGATTCTTCCTCCGGGGAGTACCTTGAAATCTGTAAGCATATCATAAAATTTTTCTTCCCACTCCTTACGCAGTTCTGGTTTTTCCACAGAAGAGATCGCCACGGCTACCCTGCGCCAAGTACCCTCAAGAGTCTCACCTTTATACCTGTAAGTGGTTTCCCACACTTCTTTGCTGAAATCGTTAGTGAACCCCAATTTACGTTATCTCCTTGATATTAACACCACGTTTTGCTGCTACCATTGCGATAGCTGTTGTTTCTATTGCTTGTTCTACGTGAGGCATAAATTCATCTGTCTCGTGATTAGGTAGGCAGTAAAAGAACCTAAGATGTAAAAGTTCGTGGACCACTGTAACTTCCATGTCTTTTACTGCGGTCCTTCCATCTTCCTCCATACACTCTGGGTGGAGGAATTCTATATACACAGAACCCTCCATAGGCTTGATGGTGCTACATGCGTAGTCGTCTGACTTGTATACGATCTCGCTATACAAATTCCAGTCGGTTAGACGGAGGGCTTTTTGCCAGTAAGATACGTAACCTTTGATAGTTTTCAGTAGTGGGTCGCTAATTTTGGGCCTCCGTCAAAAGATAGTTAAGTAGTGCTCCCGCCTGGGCCTCCAGAAGTTTAGTCTGTCCCTTCTTTACTGTTAAGAAGTAGTCAGCCTCGATCTGGTAGGTACTGATTTCAGATACGTGGTTAGCATCTCTATCCTGTGAAATGTATTCTATTCCATCTCGGACTACTGCCTTTACCCGGATAATTGACCCTCTAAGGTTGTCAATGAACTCTGCTTCGTTTAAGAACCTTACGTTCGGAATAATTGCCACATCGGTCTTTTGTGTTAGTAAGTCTGAACGCAGTAGGTCTACCCAGTAGTCTTCATATTCCGCCCTACGAGACATACCTCTTTGTACCAAGAGTCCTACATCGTCTTTAAGGTCTTCCCTCATGTAAGACTTAGGAACTAGGCCATCTGCTTTCAGGTCTGCTAGTACATAGTCAGACAACTCGAAAATCCCGGCTGTTAGTCCCTTAGCTTCTGCGGCCCGGAGCAAACCCCGAGCCGCGCTGGACTTCCCACTACGCGCTCTACCCGTCAAGCCAATTAGGAGCAAGACAGACCTCCAAAACCTGTGGCTGTATTTTCGGTTTCCGGATAGGTATATCGGGGGTACGTTCCCTTGCTATCAACAAACAAATATCTATATACTTGAGGTTGCTCCGTTTCCGGTTCTGTACCTGGGTCAGGAATAAAATCTGTCTCCTCAGGGTTCTCCGCATATCCGTCTTCGGGGTCGGAGAGTCCCGTATACACCGTATCTAGTTCTTCAACCGCCACCACCTCGTAGAACTTATACGCCCCGTCTTGGCATAGGCTTTCAGCATAGTCTTCTGCCTTATCTGTTGCTTCTCGAAGTCCGTTAGCCAGAATAAGAACGTCTGTCTCATCGGCTTCTAGGTCGTTGAAAAGACTCTCGTTACGGTACTGGCGAATAGTTACGTTATAGATAAAACTGAATTCCGGATTAGCCATTCTCTTTCTCCTCGTAATATAGTGTCATTGCGTCGTCATACCCACACCAGTTGTCTACTCCCATACTCCGTAAACAGTCTAGAATGTGAGAATCATATAGAAGATTTTCGTAATCCTTTTTAGGAATTGTTACGGTCTCGCCCATTTTTAGTACTCTCCTTAATCTCAACCACTGATATAATTCTAACACAGGTTCCTCTCTGTGTCAAGCCTCCTGCCCAACTTTTCATAACTTTTTTAGCGGCAGTGAGAGAGTTTTCCGGCCAGTAGACATCGAAGTTCGTCCGCCCACCCCTAATACCGTTCGGCTGTTCTGCTACTGCTAAGTACAAGTGTTTGAAGTTCTTGCAGTCTGGATTGACTACCTTACGATAGAAGTCTGGGGTCATTTCATTCTTTCTGTATACTTTATGGCAGAGTCCAACGCTTCTTCTCTTGTATCCCCGTATCCTATTTGCTGCCAATCTCCTGGATAGTGATGTTTGTCGTAGGGATTATTATTAGCTTCTACTACCCAATAATCCCCGTGTGGTCCAAAAGTGGGATACACACTGACTTGATACCACCGTTTACGAAGGTCGTCCTCTGTCACCACGTTTCTCCTATCTGAAGTTGTACTTTCTTCTTAATGTCTTCTAAGCTGATTGGGTAATAATCCGTCATTTCGACGCTAACGTTTAGATACCTGGGGCCATAAGAAAGCTCCGGCATATAGTGGACGTGCCCATGCACATTACAAAAGCTCCGACCAATCGATTCTGGATGTATAGGTATGTGGGTAAAGATCATCCTATCCAGTAAACGACTAGAGTAAATGGCCTCGAAGTATTGAGCATATTTTTTATAATCCCCCGTATCGTGGTTTCCTATCACCAAGCGAAGGTGCCCTTTTAGCCTCCCTAGGTGGTGAAGTTCAGACTCTTTCATTGCTAGGTCGCCGAGCACGTAACACTTATCTGAAGGACGCACGAGGGAGTTGAACCTGTCTATCATAGTTTCATTCATTTCCTCGACTGAATTAAAACTACGCAGAGGGGTTCCGTCCTTTCTTTTAAAGGAAAAGATGGTCGCGGCGTGGCCAAAATGAAAATCTGAGGTACAGAATACGTTCGACACTTAGCTCTCCACTATCTCTAGTTTGTTGTTCTCAAACGGAATCTTGCATCCGGTATATAAGTGCGGGCCAAAAATATGGCATAACTCATACAAGTGAAAGTAGTGTTTATCTCCTTCTGTATGCTCTTTGAGAATAATATCTAGAGCGTTTGGAAGAACATCAACAACCTTGTGGGCAAGACAATGAGCGTGTAGACCAAAAATCTCTTTCCCTTCGGGGGTGAGAGTAACATATACCTGATCGTTAAGATTTACTGTAACAAATTTTCTCATCCTAGTCCTTCTCTCTGCTCTTTTCTAGATATACTATAGCGCGAGAAAGATTTTTGGTATCTTCTCCAAAGTATCCTAGAGCACTGTTACATTTATGACAGAGTATTCCTCTAACTTTCCCAGTAATGTGGCAATGGTCTATTCTCCTGTCGTTCCTTGATTCAAAGACTTTCAGGCATATAGCACATGAATTATTCTGAGATTCCACGATTTGTTCGACATCTTCGGCTTCAATTCCGTACCTACTTCTTATAGTATTGTTTCTGAATCTCTCTGGGTCTTCTTCTCTGTACTTCTTTTTCCGTTCTCTATCTTGTTCCTTGTTTTCGTCCCTCCACTTTTTCCCGTAGGCTTTAGCTCTCTCTGGGTGCTCTTTTACCCAAACTTTAGCTCTTTCATACCTACACTTTTTACAGGAACCTTTTGGCGTCACATTCTCGGGAGTTCTTTCGTGACCCCGTAAACAGTGTGTTTTTCTTTTAGTACCCACAGCTACTCCGGCACCGTATAGTACACTTGCTCGATAAGACCTTCTTCTGCGGACCACACGTAGGCTTCCGCGTTTCGCAGGTTACCCACAAAACCGTTAGTAGCCAGCCAGTCATCCACCTCTGTAAGAGCAGGAAGAATACGAACCCGGACCCCGTGCTGCTCATCCAGCTTAGTCTTATGGATATGACCTGTGTGGCACTCCCGGAACTTTGTCTCCCCGAACATCTTGCTCTGTTCTGTAGCCATCAACAGCGGGTAGTCGTCCCTCTTCCCTTTGTGTCCGTGACACAACATGAGCATAACGTTTCCGTGCTGGTGGTACTTCCTTGCCCGAGGGAGATTGTCGATCTCCACGTCTTTGTACTTATTGAAGAAACACTCTAGAGAGTCCCCAAGATGCCAGCAAGAAAGCTGATCGTGGTTCCCGCTAACAATAACCACCTTTACTGGTGCTACCTGACGGAGACGCTCGATAGAGTTAATCATTACTGTGCGTACCGCCGCGAAGGTCTTATGGTATCGTGCGTCAGAGCTAACATAAGTTCCTCCCGTTGTACGACCTTCAATGTCGTCCGCGTTGATTAGATCGTTGCCAACTACGTACAAAACACTAGAAAATTTGTGGTGTGCTACCCTAGACAAAAGAGTTTCTAGTGCTTCCCAGTATATTTTTTCAGCTATTTTAACATCGTAGTTTCCGTATCCAGTTTCAATTCCCCAAGCCAATTTTCCGAAATGGCTATCTGGCAGGTTTATCTCTAACATAAGATTGGACTTAGAGGATTTCCTAATCACTGCTGAAGGCTTTGGTGCCCAAGTAGCCGCTAATTCCTTAAGGGACTCAATCTCCTTTTGTGCAGATTCAACATCCTTACGCTTCGAAAGAAATGCCTTAACTTGGAACAAGGGTTCTACCTTAAGATCGCCATCCTTGTTCTTGGCCCCGACTTCCCACTTGTTAACCAGGAACTTTTCCACAAGCCACACAGAGAGATCAACCTTGCAGTATTCAATGAGTTGATCTAGTGTGTGTATGCGAGTTTTCGGTAAAGAGATAGCCCAGGTACTATCAGTAATCTCGCTAGTCTCCGCGTCCTTAATCTTTGCTGTGTTGATAATATCGTCTGTCTTCACAGAACCTTCTTTCCAAATAGTTTCTTGTGTTTGCGGCGAAACAATTTTATTGCCGATTTACTTCCGTAATACTCTACCCCGAGAGGAAACTCTACACACCAACCCTCTAGGTAGGGGGAGCACGTAATAGTAAGACTGTTAAACCCTAGAGCAGCGGCTACCTCTTCTGGTTCAAACACTTCATCCTTCGGCTGGGACTCTAGCCAGTCAACAACTTTCTGTACGTTTTCCGGAAAAGGTTGGCCGAGAACATCATCAATCTTCATTCCCCCTCCGCGATCTTCTTTTCAAACTGAGATACGGCCTCTCTTGATCCAAAATAATTCTTCCCTAGAAAGTTAGTTCGGTATGGGCGCAAAGTTTGAGAACTCTTGATTGTGCTTTCCGGGACCCCGAACTTTTCATTCAACTCCTGGATGGTATACAACTCGTCTACAGGGGACTTCTCTAGGAAGCTAAGAACTTCCTTGGTGGTCCCACCTTTCAAAATATCTGTCGTCTTCATTATCCTTCTTCCTCTTCTTCACGAAAATAGCTTAGAGGGTTGTGCCCAGAAATTGTAGTCGATCCTGTGATGTCCTGTAGCTTATCAATGAGATCTTGGTCTTCACTTTTTACTGTAATATCGTCTTTGTCCAGGGTCCCATAAATCTCACTATGCTTACCGAGGATTTCTCCGAAGTAGATTTCTTTGCCGATAGCATTGTCAATTTCTTCTTGGGTACAAATGAACAAGCTTTCCACTATCCCCATCCTGCGAACATACCACTGAAAATGTACTAAAAGTTTCTTCACTCTTCTACCTCCTCGAAACTAACTATGGTTGCGGTTAAATCCCGGGGTAATCCGTGCTGGAGGGCGTTATCTACCCAGTATTCTAGGTCTTCTGCGTCGGATTCACTGGAATCCTCAATTTCTACGAGTACTTGGTATACGTGGTTTCTCATAATGGCTTCACCCATCCGGTAATCAAGCCAGCCAAGTAGCTAAAGAAAGCAATCTTGACTTTCTGTTTAAGGTTCTTCGCTTTGAGAGCCTTCACTTCTGTTTTACAGGCGATATCTTGATCCTTAATCTCTGTCTTCAGATTACTAACCACATTATTGCAGGAATTAACTTCCGTGGTTAGCCCCCCAATCTGACTATCCTGGTTACTCTTAATGTTCTGGTCGTCTGATATCTGCTGCTTAAGCGCCGGGATTTGATCTAACGTAGCCGCCGTATTTCCTGCTTGCTGGTGGGTTAGATCAACCCCTGTTGTGCTGCTCTGTATCCCGGATTGACCTGTTAAAGTATCCAATCTTGCCGCTAGCTGTTGGTTGTTAAGTTGCTGATCCAACACAGCTTGTTGAGCCGCCGACTTATATGCTGCCGCTGTTTGTGCCGCTAGCTGTTGGTTCTGTGCCTGAAGTTGCGACTGAATTACTGCTGTCTGCTTCTGTAGGTCTGCATACCCCGCAAGTAGGGTCTTGTTCGTCGCCTCTTGGGTTTTGAGAACATTCGTGGCTACGACAGCTTCAGTTTTCGCTTCCGTATAATGCCTGTCGATCCAGTCGCGGCCCAGATACAGGACCACCAAAATAGACACCAATATAAGGACGAACTTTCCGTGAACCTTGAGCCACGCCCAGCCTTCTTTAACTTCTGATTCTATTTTTTCTACTTCTGTTACTTCCTGTGTACCCATCATTCCCCCTCAAACCCGTTACGCCAGTCAGATTCACCGGCTAGAAACTTCTGGTAGTTCCTGATATAGATGGCCGCGTTTTCCATTAGTTCCGGATCATCGTTAAATTTCTGAATTGCTGCGTTACTCTGCCAGTTGAGTATCCCTCTAACACTTAGACGCTTCAGTCTTGCCTTAACCTTAGCCCGAGAAACCTGCTTTAGCCTATCTACTTCACAAAAGGTTAGGCGTTTGGGGCACTGAGGAAATTCATCAAACTTCGCCCCCACCGGCCACGAAAGCCAGTCTCCGTTAGGTTGTTTCTTGGATACAATCTTCCATCGTTCAATCTTGTGGTCGTGGTCCGTGTGAAGTGCTTTTTCTCCGAGTTGCGGTTTCCCTGAGATTGAACAGACTCCCCCGTTTCTACGAAGAGCCTCGTCGTATTCCTTCTGTGTAATCGAAAACTTCTTACGTAGGTAGCGATCCCTTGGGGTCAATTTATCGGAGGTACTTCGGGTCTTCTTTATTCTCATCGTATATTTCCTCGTCGTTAAAACTAGGGTAGCGGGCTACCAAGGAATGAAAATGGCTTAAACATTTTGGGCAGTCATCGGAATCCTGACCTTCATAAATTATTAGGCAATAGTCGCACTTCATTAAGGTTGTCAAGGCTCCTCCCTCTTAAAAAAAGTTTTTACTGGCTTACAGAGTTCCCAAACTTGGCTGTCAAACTTGTCCATTCTCCCGTCCATTAGGGTGAACAAGAGTTCGGGGTGTGCATAAAGTTTTGCATAGAAAGCAAACGTCTTTCTGCGCTCCTTCTCGGAAACGTCCAACCCGAAGCACGCACCGTTAACTAGGGTGTTTATACTCCTAAAAGCCCCGGTATACGCGGTTTTCATAGCGTCGTGGTCTTGTTTTATATCTTTTGCTAGACTGTTGGCCCAAGACTTAATTTCCTCCGAAGCGTCCGCTAAGATTATATTAACATACTCCGCTCTCTTTGTAAACTCCCAAACAGAAATACTTGAGGTGTTGAATACGATCTTATGCAAACGAACATAATCATCAAATTTCAGCTTCACACGAAACGCCGGACCTTCCGGTTGATAGTACGTTACCACATACCCTTCTTCATTAGGGATATTCTTGGCTTGTATAACTCCGAGATCTTCGTAGGCATACTCCTTAACAACCTTGTAGTCTTTTAGCCAAGTGCTTACATAGAGGTCCGCGCACTCTGGAGAATACTCGGTACCATCCAGATTAATGGCCCCGAGTAGAACCAGACCTGAGTAGTCATAATCAACTACCTTTCTATCCTCCGGAATAATTACCTCGAATATAAAGCTGAGTTCTCTCTCCGAATAGGAACATATCTTTCCAGTAAAATGATTCCTGATCCAAGTGTCTGCCCACTTAGCTTGGTCGGATTCAAAACTTCCTCGGGTATTGACTACCAGTTCGTTCTTGTACCAAAACACAGAGAGATAGGACCCATCAGCCTTTTCAAACACACGAGGAGTTCCTTCCGGTAGCGGGCCGGATTTTGGATCACCCCAATTGAAAAATTTTTCAAATCCATGACTCTGAATCTCAAGATCGTCAGAGTATACCAAGCCACGGCAGCGGCGGAGGGTCTTACCCCACTCTGTCGTAACTGCTTTAGGGGTGTAGTTCAAAACCATCAAATCCAAAGAAGGGTGGCGGCGAGAAGACACAAATCCGTCGTCTATTAGTTGCCCCAGTTCATGTACATCGATGTATTCATTCAGCTTCATGTTGGTCCACCAGTTCTCCAAAAACTATATCGTAAATATCTTGCCAATCTTCCTCTCGGGTTTCCGGACCTTCATAGTCAGAAAGAGGATACATCATTACAACGTCCTCCAAAACTCTGTCCGCTATTCTTTTCGCCAGTTCTTCGTAGGTCATAGTCTTGTCCTTGTGTCTCCGGGAGCTACTTGTACTTCTGGAAGGCTATAGTAATAAGAGTTCTCGTGGTTTAATCTAGCACACTCCTCTTTGCTTTGTCTAACCACTCCTGCTGTAGAAGACTCCCAACACATAAAAATTCCTGCCCAGCAAGAAGCCTGCTTACAGCTTTCGCAAACCCAAACATCAGACATCAAAAATCCTCCAAATCTCTTCCCCTAATCCACTCTACGTTTAATCCAAGGGCTTCCCAAGCCTTACAGACTCGCGGCCTGTCATCGAGTATCTTAACAGGGGTAGACGGAAGTAGTTTCAAAAACTCTGGCTTCACAACTTCATCCGGCCTTCTGTCTCCCCTATCTCGGAATAGGAATAAGAATGGATTGAATATAGGAACATCTAGCTCCGGAAAAAGGGGATTGCCTACCCAGCAGTCTTTAAACCACTTCCTAGTTTCCCACTCATACTCTGCTCCGCGCCCGCTAACAATAATAATCAGATGGCCGGAATCTTCTAGATCCTTAACTTTCTGGAATACCTCTATTACTGGACTGTCGAGATGAATTTCCGAGTAGTACGCATCCCAGTTTTTCTTATCCCCCTTAAGGAACCTTTCCCGTCCGTTAGAAGAGGCGAGGGTCCCATCGATATCTACAAGCACAATAGGCTTGTCCGGAAATTGAACTAACCCGTTTCGAAGAGCGGTCTTAATAATAACGTTTGCCCCTACGGAAGGAAGTCCTTTTTCCCCACGTTCCTTGTCTCTACGGATACACTCTTCGAGTGGGGTGTCCAGAAAAATAGTTTCTGAAGAATAGTCAAACCAAGTATCGCTGTAAAGTTCCTTCCAGAAGTCGGCCTTGAAATTTGTGTCATCAACAATAGCCGACCGCCCCTGCTCTAGGAGAACTTTAGCAAGAGCTTTCTCACAAGCGATGATAGTCTTCTCTCTGTCTCTAGACCACTTAGAGTCGAAGATCATGGCCCGAAGATCGTCTCGGTTAATCCGGCCAGAGTTGTAGCCGGAGTCTTTAACCATCTTACGAGCTAGAGTGCTCTTTCCAGAGGCGGGCAGGCCCTTCAGTAAAGTTAGCTTACTCAATTCTCCTCCTTGATTACCGATACAATCTGCTCCCAGCCTTCAAGAATCTGTCTGTTGGCCCGCTCCCACGCATCGTGTAGGTCAACCGCGTCAATCTCAAACTCTCGTTCTTCGTCTTCAGAAAAATCTGAAGGTGTTTTGACTACGCACCAAAACTTCATCCTACAATATCCTCGGGGAGAGTACCCAGCAATATGGGTTGTAGGGGGTTGTTAAATGTCATCAACCCTAAGTAGATGTTTCCTCCGTTGGCGATAACAAATCGTTCTTCCATAGTAGGCTCCCATTTAGACACGACGAGTCCTGATGGAAAACGGATTGTAGGTAGCGGATAGTATTCTGGTTGGTCTGCCGCATACACAACGTCCTCTCCGTTAGAGAACTTTGGACTTTCGGTCCTACTAATTTTTACTGGAATCACTTGTTTCTCCTACTGGTGAAATACTGAGTACCTTCTCTTTACCTGCGAGTGTACAATCTGCTATCCAGAACTTGGCCTCTTCTAGGTCTTCTGCTTCTACTTGGAAATTCCTGATTCCAGATTCTCCGTAGGGGCTTTCTAAAACAACGTCATAGATATTCATTTCTTCTCCTATTATTAGAGTATCACACTTCACTCTACTTGTCAAGTGTTTTCTTGAAAAATAATAGACTTCCTACTGAAGCTGTCTTGGTATATTCGGGGGAGGGAAAATCAAGCTGAGATGCACCGAACACCGTAGCACCGTTTACAGTATCAAAAGTTTTGTTGTTTAATACTACGTCTAGATTTTCCAGTAATCGGACAAAGTTTACTTCTTCTTCTGGATAATCGCTGTGCCATACAGGAGCACCTGAACTCATGCTCTTAAAGAACATCGGATCTTCTAAGTACTGGCGGGGAGGAAATTTCTTTTGCCGGTTAACCAGAACGTGCAAGACTGCTGACATTCCGGGGTATAGTTCTGATCGGCCCTCCCGCCACGAGCACAGGGCTACTAGGGACTTGTCTAGGTCTTGAGCCACGACTCCAGACTCTTCTAGGTACTTCTGGAATACAGGATCACGGGGATCGGGCCACTCGTGGGAGGGTTTAGTTTCTTTTTCCCTCCACGACTTAACTAGATCGATACTCTTTTGGAACGTTTTAAAGTCCGTAGCGACCTCCCCACTTATCACAAACTATCTCTGCATATACTTCTTCTACCAGATCGTTTATCCAGTCGTAGTCTGGTTCATTCCGTAAAACGGAAACCTTGGAAGCCTCTTCTACGTCTACTAGAAGTTGTTCGATGTCCTCGGCCACCTTTTCGTAGGGGAGCAAGCCTTTCTTGATCTCTAGGATGTGCTCTCGGTTCTGTAAAGGAAAAGTAACATTAGCTGTAGTCAAAAGTTCGACTGCCTCATTACCTACCCTTACCGCGTGAGACAAAGCCTTCCAGTCAATACCTTCGTTGTTCTCTGCCTTCCGTGCCCGGTCTCCGTAGTTCTCGTAGATTCGAGTATATATACCAGCGGCCTCCTTGAGAGTATTCTTGAAACCCACCATACGGTTGCAGCACTCAAAGTAGGTCTCAAACTTTCCGGGAGTTGTTTCTTTGGTTACGATCTTAGTAAATTCTCCGGTCATCTCCGTAAGAAGGCTTTCGAAGTCCCCTACCTTACCTTGTGGGCTGTTTGAGTAGATTGTAGAGAAAACTTGACTGGCTTCCTTCGCGGCTTTTACCCGACTACCACGGATTCCATATTTGTTCGCTTGAGTTCTTACATATCCGACAAAGGAAGCACTTTTGGTTGTAAGTAGCTTTTCTTTGTTAGCTTTAATGGTCGTATACCACAAGAAAGAGTCAATCTCCGGATTAGGGGCAAATAACATATCGATAGCTACAGTCTGTCCCTCTGCCAACAATCCCAGATACCTTTGCAGAGAATAGGATTCATCATCTACATCTTCTGGGGAGTTCCTCTCCCCCGCTACCTTAGACTTTTTATTTCCAAGAGAACCTTTGACTCTCTGTAAGAGAATGTCTGAGGCGTCGGGCAAATACACACTCTTATAGTCTAGGTCTGACAGAGGGGTATCTGTTCCATAGAGGTGGCTACCGAATTTTGTACGAAAGATAGTCTTCACTTACTTCTCTTTTCCGTTTTCCGGAAAGGTCTTAGTTCCCTTCCCTGCTGGAAATTGAATAACGTTGCTGATCTTGTTCTTCTTTCGGATAGCTCCGGCAGCACATTCTGGGCAGCAGTATACACTCTTGTTTCCTGCGTAGTCTGCTACGATAACAATGTTCTGGACTTCCTTAATAAATTTTTCCCCACCAGTACCGTCGTCATCAAACGATATTACTGTTGGTACTGTTACAAGATCTTCGTTGATCTTCCCGTTTACACACCTATCTGAGTCACAGGTTACCACGGTACGGAGTCGTTGGGCGGTTGGTTTACCGTAAGCCACAACCTCATCTACAGAGTCTTTAATAGCCACAAAGTCCTGGCCTACAAACTCCCCAGTCTTCTCTATTTCGTCTAATCCCTTGATGGTTACATATTGCGTTATCGCTACCGGCATTTACTCTTTCTCCTTAATTTTTGAAGATTGGAATCTACGATTCCCGTGAGCTACATTTAAGTGGCAATGGGGGCAGATAAAACATCCGTTGGATATTGATACGTCCCCTCCGGAACCTTTCGGAATTCTTTCGTGCATATGGCCTGTCCACCAATCGATACGTTTACCGCAGTCTTCACAGTGAGTGATTCCTTCTTCATCTGTAGCTCTTTTACAAACTGCTTTCCGTATTTCTTCTACTGCTACTTTCCGGGCTACGTATCCTACTTTTTCTGGATGTTCTACACTGAGAGCATATGCTTCGTGGTTCACACGAAAAATTTTTAGAATCTCCCCTGAGTCTCCTAATAGAACGTACACCAACTGCTTACTCATTCTTAGTAAACTCGTTTTCTTCCGCCCAAGCTACCAGAGATTTATTATCGAAGACCTCTTCTGGGTAGCATGTATCTTTCACCCACTCAAGTATACTACCTTTCTCGAATACTTGACTCGGAACAAGATTATTTTCTATCCAACTTAGTAGCGTGGGAAGGATTTCATCTGAAATATTTAACTCACCCAAAAGTTGGGCCTTAAATTCTTGATCTTCCCGTCTAGATGTGTAGTCTGACGCCATTACTTTTCCTCCTTGACCTTTGTCTTGGCGTAGTTCAGTTGTTCCTTCGCCCGTTCTAATTCTTCTTGACTCCTCTTAATAATTCCTTTGTAATAAGAAACATGCCAAGCCCAAGACTTTGTGTCCTTGGTCTTTCTCTTTAGGGAATCTTTAGCAGTTTGTGTTATCTCTTCTGCTAAAACCTTAGCTCGTTCTTGAGCACCCTCTTCGGTAGAAAAAACTTCGCTGTCTTTCATTACACAATTTCCGCCATTACCCGCAGGAATCCGATATTCTACTCCTCCCGGAGTAATTTCTATACCAACGACAGGGCCACTAAAAACTTTAGCTTCTTGTTTCCAGTAAATTTCAGTTCCGGTAGGTCCCCAGTACCCCCTCTTACATCCTTCGCAGGGTATAGTTACTTCAGATCCGTCCCCAAGAATGGCGGTAATATACATCTTTCCAAAACAAGTATCACAGACAACATGCTCTTCTATCGATTCTGTCTGAGCTAGCCAAACGGTATCTCCTAGATTAAACATTATCCGTTCCCCCATGTTCCTACAAATTCCTGTGCTAGTCTTAGAGCCGCTTGCTTAAGTTGTAGCCACTCCGGTTGGTCGTGAGGAATTGCAGGGTCTACCGACTTTGCAATCTCAATAGCTTGAGTCCACTCGCGCCACTCCTCGTCGCTTGCAAAAAATCCGCCAACGTCCCGCCATCTACCCTTATCTTCCGGTAAAATATTGTGTAGCTTGAGGGCACATTCTCCTCGAAGTTCGTCTACCTTCTTCTTAGGGTCCGTAGCCAGGGCCATCAAGTCTTCTGGGATAGTTGAAACCCCCGACTGTTCCGCGTATTTACTGAGCACCCCCGCCTTTGTAATACCAATCTCACACAGCGTATCTTCTGATAACAAAGGACTTAAGTTCTGCGCGATTGAAATACCAAGGTACAACTGAGAGTGTCCAATATCGTACTTCTTTTCTACGAATTTAATATATTCCCCAAAAGACTTGTAATTGCCCAACAGCCAGAACTTGCGTTCACGCACCTGATTCAGGAGACTACCTAACCGGGCGTAGTTAGAGGCAAGGGTTCTGGTAGCTGAAAGAATGGTGCTGGTAGCTGAGTCAATCTGTTCTTCGACCTTCTTAGCCTCCACTTTATCTTCCGAGGAGAACGATTCAATTAAGAGGGTATGGGCTTCCAAATTTTTCCTTCCTCTTCTTTTTCCAACTTCATCAGATTAAAGGACTTCGCTGTTTGGATAAGCCCCAAGTAAAAACACCACCCCGAGAATGCCGACCCAAAAAATAGAAGGACCCCTATCCCAAGGAAAATAGCTCCTACACACGACGCTAAACCCGCCGCTGATATGGAGAAATACACCGTGGCTTGAACACTGTGTCTATTTAGCATTAGCCCGTCACCAAAACTTCTCTGTAAATTTCGTTAGGAAACTGCTCCCGGGCGTACTTTACATCCTCCCACAAGGTATCGTACCAAAAATCAAAAGACTTTCCCTCCACGACCTTTGTCCCCTCTTTGCATTGAATAACCTTCTTTGGAGTAGGAGGGTCTGGTTCTAGAATAAATAAGTCCATTTCCGATTCTTCACCTTCTTTCAGGCCACCCGACGAGTAGTAGCTACCCGTATCGTAGACCAACTGAAGAGTTCCTGTATGGTCCAGCCACACCACGGTCTCTTCTTCTGCCTCCGGAGCATACGACACAAACTTCGCTGATTTTCCGCTACGCTGGACAATCTTTGCTCCAGCAACCACTTCATCGATATTAAACTTCCTTGTCGCCACTTTCTTCCTCCTCGATCAATCCGCACCACTCAACTCTGGCGCAAGACATTAGATCAAAATCAAACTCAGCTTGTATGAGAGCGTCTCCCTCATCTTCTGCTTCAAACTCTTCGTCGTACTCAAAACTCACTCGCCACTTCGCCATAAATCCCTCTATTGTTAGATTACCACACTTCGGTCTTCGTGTCAAGTACTTTTTAAAATAAATCTTGCTGTACCATAGGGGGTTCTATATTTACAATTTCATTGAAGGTAGCCAAAGACCCAAGGAAGAACAGTTTAGTAAAGGCTGCACCTTTCCCCCTACTCCGTCCCTTCATACAACGAACCTGTACCTCCGGAGAAAGGTTATCCTTAGTTTCTTCGGTCATATTCTTAACTACTTCCCTGTGTAGAAAAAATACCACATCTGAATCTGAGACAATTGACTCTGACCCCTTAGCATCATAAATATCTATAGCTTTCCCTTGAGTCTTCTGCCCCGGCTTGCGTGGCTGTCCTACCACAAAGAACTTCAAACCGTACTTTTGGGACATACGTTTGATTCTCTGCATAGCTCGTGACTGCTCTTGAATCTCGTTACTGGAGTTCCTACAAAGGAAATGAATATGGTCTAAAATTACTGAGGTTGCTCCTATCCTCCGAACTCCGGCTTCTATCAAATCTAAGACACCTTCAGAAGAGTTCTGGTTAGGATCGTTACCTACGTAATACGAAACACCTTTGAGCCTCTTAGAAGCTTCTATCCTGTCTTCTTTTTTAACGTCGTTACGATTTTTGGCTAAAAGATTCGCGGTAACAATCTCTCCAATCTCGGAGTCGCTCATTTCGCACTGGTAATTTAAGACTACTTCTTCGTTTCGTTTGGCTGCGTTTAGAGTAGCTTGTATGAGCCACGTCGATTTTCCCGTAGAGGTTTGAGTAGCCGAGACATACACCACACTTCCTGGAAGTATGTTGGCCATCTTGTCAACAGACTCCCAACCAAATCTGAACCTGTTGGGGTTGTCTTCCGAGGTCCCGGACTCGTCTCGTTTCAAGATATCCTGGATGCTCTTGACTCCGGGCATAGGGTTTGAGTATGCAGCAAGGGTAAGATTGTCTACGATATTCCGGAAAACGGAGATATCTCGGCCCGCTGACTCCAAGAATACTTGGTTAGCGTCTTTCTTCTTGTCCCAGGTAAGCAAGTAGGTGTGGGCCTGAAACTCATTCCACATCTTGAGCATCTTAGCCGTACCGGACGCGCCATCGTTGTCCCCGGCCAGAATAAGCACTGGAGCACTCATCAATAAATCTCGCATAGCGGGCGTTAAGTTAGCTGAAGCGTTAGGAAGAGATATAGCCCGATATCCGGCCTGTACCATAATAGCCATATCAAGTTTGCCCTCTACGAGATATAAAGGTTCTTCTGTAGACAGAAACTCAGTACCAAACAAAACCTTGTTGGTCATGCCAGTACGAACACGGGTCTCTTTGGTTACAATAGACCGCGCCTCGATACACAAAACTTCATCACCCTCTATTGCTGCGAAGGTGATCCAGCCTTTATCTGCAATATCCTTTAGCTTCTCTTTGTCGTATCTTTTGGTAACTTCGTCCAGTGTTTGGCAGAATCCGAATCTGCACTGGCGGGCCGCTGGATATGTGATACCCCGCTCACGGAACAACCATTCTTGGGCCTCCGGGGACTGGTATAGTCCTAACTCAAACTTGGCATACTTCTCTAGAGGAACCCTATCTGATTTGTTCTCTTCGGCCAGTTCTAGGTTCTTGAATACTGCGTCTGCTGCCTGCTTAGTCTCTTCCCAGTCTCCTCCGGTAACATCTTCCAGAATCTTCTTTGCTGCGGAGAAGGAAATTTTGTCCACGTCCTGGACAAATTTGATAGCATCCCCACCAGCACCGCACGAAAAACACGAGTATACCCAATCACCTTTTTTATCGTGACCTATGTTAAAACTGTTCCCAGGGGAGCTTTCCTCGTGAAACGGGCATTTCCCCCAAAATGAATCGTTTCGCTTCTCAAGCCTCACCCGCTGAGAAAAAACAGCCAATAAAGCTGGATGACTCTTAATTGCCTCCGACATTATTTATCCTTAAAGGTCTTCTTCTGCTTCGTCATCTTCGGGAACTACTTGTTTCTGTGCCTGTTGGTACTGTAGTTGAGCCAGAGCTTCTTGTTTCTGCTGCTCTTCCTTCTGTCTCTTGATGGTAGCAATCAAAATCTCCGCTCGTTCCAAAAAATTCTTGGCCGCAAAGTTCTGTCCCTTGTCGTCCACGGTAGCATAGAAGCTGTTGAAGGCTTCGACCACTAACACCTTACCATAACTTTTCAAAAGTTGGGCAAGACGAATCCTATAATCTCCACCAAAGAAAACCTTGTTGTCTGTACTAAACGCGATTTGCTTCTCTGTATCGTCTAGTAAGGGATTAGTTACTAGCGGTTTCCGGGCCGTCATTCCGACCAAGCTACCCACGTTCCGGAGGAAAGCACTGACAGGCTTCTTGCCTAGAAAATTGCTCTGGCTAGAACACCACTCGTAGAAGGCACAGAGAACGTCGTCGTGCCCGTACTGCTTTACTGCTACCTTGAGTTCCTTGAGCCACCACTTTCTTTCTTCAGAAAACCCGATAAGGTCTGAGGCCATCTTTTCGATGTTAGACTCTACAGGCATGTGGTTACTTAGGTAGGCGTCCACTCCTTCGTTAGGGGAGAAGGTATCAGGCTCCGGTTCGTAGGTTGGTTGAGGTGCAGATAGCCTTTGGGGAATATCTGAATAAATTTCCTTTTCCGTTTTCCGGAATTTCCCGTGCTTAACAAACGCCCCCACCACGTCGTCCGTGAAGTCGTCTGTGTCTATAAGTTGGTATGTATCTCCGATCATTCAACCTCCAGTAAAGTATATCCTGGCCCGCTGTGTGGCCGATAGTTTTCATTTAAAAAACTGGCGTTTACGAAAGTCGGCCCCCAAATGCTTGGTGCAATCCCCCTACTTCCGTGTATGTGTCCGAATACGTGGTACTTCAGTTTAGAAAGTTGTTTCACCCTATGCAACAATTCTATGTCTCCTAAGTGTTCTCCACCTTTTACTGCTTGGTCTAGTATACCATAAGGAGGTCCGTGTGTAACAAGGAACTCTGTATCGTCCGGAATCTTGGCCCAGTTCTTTTTTAGTTGGGCGCGGGTGGCATTAAAAGCCCAATTATTGAACTCCGGCGTAAAAGGGGAAAACCAAAACTTTATTTTCCTCACCATAAAAGCTTCGTTTTCAACATAGATTCCTTTGGTCAGAAAATAAGCACTGTTTCTGTCGGATTCAAAAAGTCTGTCATGATTCCCTCCGCATATAAGTTTAAACATTTCTTTTGGCAGAGTCCCTAGCCATGAGTTAAAAGATGAAATCTCCTCTACGTACCTCCCGCTGTTCATAAAATCTCCGGCGTGTATGAGGACATCCGCTTCAGGTAGACTACCTATTAGCGAATGACTACCGTGAGTGTCTGAAATGGCTAGTATTTTGGTCATTAGAAATCCTCCGAAATTTGTACAAGATTCTCACGAATAAGTTGCGGATCATCAAGACATAATCCTCTATGGCTACACTGGTTACACACTGCGTGGGGGAATCTAACCCCAGACTTTTGCGGGAAATTATTGTTCTGATTACAGTCTGCTATCTCAATAGCCTCGTGCTTAATAGTAAACTCCGCATCTTGGCGGGCCTGTTCAGAAATCAAAGCTGGTAAAAACTGAATTCGACACTTAGTTACTAACTCTCTGGGAACTCTGAAACCCTTAAAGATATATTCGGCTAGGAGTTCTGATTTTGCAGTCTCCGCTCCTTTACCTTTGATCTCAGACTTTCGTCTCTGGTATTCATCATACTCAGCCTTACTATTCAATATTACCACGAAACCCTCTTCTATGTCAAGAGTAATATAGGACTCTCCTGCTTCTAAACCTGAAAAGTTTTGCAGTAAAGTAACGTATTGTCCTGTGGATGGGTCAGTAATATTCTTTACGAGCACCAGGAAACTTACGGTCTCAATCCCTGTAGCCCAGCTATACTCTCGTAGCTGGCGGTCCAAGGAAGCTAGCCTGGGATCGCTAAAATAAGGGTTTGCGGAAGTTTTTAAGTCAACTATAATCTTCCGTGTTTGTCCGTTTTCCGGAATCCTCGGCAGCAGGGGGTGGTCCCAACGTGGCTCTGCCACTATATCCAGCTTTGCCGTATGCTCAAGACCTTCGTAGTCTGTACCAGGAAACAGAGAGGTAATTACCTCTTGCTGGAACTTAGCATTCTCCAAAGGAAGTCGTGGACGCATGATCTCGTAAAGAGCTAAGAGTTCTGACCCACACTTATATAGGGCTTCCCAGCTACCATCCTTCTCGCCGTAAGTGATCTCTCCATTCTCTTTCTCTCGCGCCCAGAGAGATTTAAATTCATTAATCCCCGTTCCCGGTTCAAAGTTCTGGTTATGGTGGAACTCGATTGCAGACTCTACAGCCCGACCGAACGAGAGTGCAGCCCTCTCCTCGCGTTCGACCCAACCCTCAAGACGTTTAAATTGGTATTTTTTCGGGCACCCCCAATCTAAACCTCCTGAGTAGGAGTGCCTTGAAATTTGTCTACCCTTAATATTTTGATACAGTATGCGATTCACTTCTCCTCCTTGTGCCAGCTATCTTGGCACGGAAACCAAGCGTTGAAAGCGTCTAGATTTATATCCACTCTTTTCTTTTTACTATCGCTTCCGCACTCTGGACAAACATCTATCTTAGCAGGGAGCACAGGATCACCTCCTCCGTTTTCTCTCTCCAACCTTCTTTTATAGAATTCGCTATCTATCATAATATCTGCTATACAGTAAAGACACAGGTCGAATACTTCTTCTTTTGCGTAGGACCCCCGGTAGTCTGTTTCTACCCCTGTAGGAAGGATTAAGTGTAGAATATCTCGGTGCTCACTCTTAGGGATTTGGCATTTATCACAAGCCAGTATTTTCATTCTCAAGCCTCTCTAATTCTTCTTCTATATCCTTACAGTCGTCTGACTCCCAATAAAGCATGAGAGCCTCAAATTTTTCCGTGTCCAGTGTTTCAATCCAAGCCAGCCACTCGTCGTCAAGATTCATCTTTATCCTCTAGTTCTAGATTACCACAACTCTCTACTTTAGTCAAGCGTAGATAGGGTGACGGAGCACCCCAATACGAAATTTCTAGAACCTTCTCGGCTCGACTCAAGCCAACGTACCACGCACAGCGGTCACTCATTTCATCTTCGCTCTTGCTGTGGGGGAACATATTTGCGTTGCACGATATAAAGAAAACATTTTTTGCTTCCCTGCCTTTAAAGCTGTGGACCGTAGACAGGCAGACACCTTTCCTGTTTCTGCTGGCCCCAGCTACCTTCCGTACATAGTTCAGGAAGTCCTGTAAAGAGTCATGCTTCTCGCTAATCCGAACCAGTTCTCTGATAGACGCTACAGGATCTTTGTCCGGGCTGATACCGCTCTCTTCCTTATAATGATCTAACGCGCCGATTTCTTTGATTACCTTGGATACGACCTCCCTAGCAGGAAGGCTCCGGTAAGCGTACATTCTTTGTATAGTGTCAGTAAATTTCTTTACTGCCTGGGTCTGCCTATCATCTTTACCTCGGTACTCACCAAGAAGTTTCCAAGCGGATTTTCCTGTCTTGGTTATCTGGTCCCGAATTTCCTGGGCTACTAACTTACGCTTGATGTATTGAGTAGGGTGGAACGGCGTCTGTAGCGCGGACAAAACAAAATTATCTACCGGAGACTGTACACACCGGACCCACGACATAACTTCTCTAATCTCACTTTGCTCCCAGAAGCCCTCGTCATTGAGAAGGTAGTAAGGTACATTCTTTTCAATAAGTTGCGACTCACATTCTCTTAGGGCTAAATTCGTCCGAGCCAGTACAGTGCATTCACCAGGAACCAGTTTTTGAATCTTTTCAACCACCCCTTCAGCTTCACGAAAGTCTGTACTATATCCTGTAACATTTGGTTCTACTCCTTCTTCTTTACTGACTGCCTCGAAGTGTTCTGCTATTTCCGCGTAAGGTGCGGAGTTCTTAACATAGGAAACGATGCTACGGGTGGACCGATAATTTTTGCCCATGAAAAGCTTTTTAGTACCAGGAAATAATTCTTCCATATTCAGTAAATGATTAGCGTCCGACCCCCTAAACGAAAAAAGATTTTGTGCGGCGTCCCCTGTACATAAAAGGTTCTTATGCTTCTGTGTAAGAAGCCGCATCATTCTCCAGTCAAGTTCGCACGCATCCTGGGATTCGTCTTGCTGGAGGTACTCTACCTGCATTTTACTGCGTATATCCGGGCGAGATTCTAAAATCTCAACTAGGTAATAGATTAGATCGTCAAAATCAAGGCAACCTTGGTTCTTCAGTAGTCTGCAATACTCCTTATAAGCAAGAGCCTTGTCAAGGTCTTTCCCGGAGTTTTCCGCAAAACGGACAGCTTCTATTGGACTAATTCTTTTTCTCTTTTGCAGGCTTGTGTACTGTGTAAAGACTTTGTAGTTTATCTGGTTCTTGGTAGCCTGAAATGCGGCCTTAGCTGCTATCCCATCCCCCGCCAGAGGGTTGTCTGATAGGGGGAAGGGAAAAGAATCAGGGTACTCGTTAGCAAACTTCAGAGCCAACGAGTGTAGGGTGCAAAATTGAGCGGTACTTCTGGGAAACTCTTTCTCGCACCGAGTACGAAGATTTTTAGCGGCCTCACTGGTAAATGTAACTGTAAGAACTTTGTCACTTTTTTCTGACAAACGAGCAGCCCTGTGCAGAAGAACTCTTGACTTACCCGCGCCTGGGCCTGCCAGAACACAAAAGTAGCCCTCTCCTGCGTTAACTACTCTCTGCTGGTCCTCGTCTAGCATTCTTCTCCTTGATTAGTTCTACTAAACCCCTACTATAAAGATTCTCTGGATAGCCTACTATAATCCAAGGTTTCTCTGGTGGCGGGGACCTCTGTCCATATAGAGTAATAGACTCCCAGTACTCCTTAAGACAGAAGTTAACCAGCTTGTTCATGGTTTCTGAGAGTCTATCGTCCATTACTGTCTGTTCTCCAAAGCACGCTTCACTTGCTTAAGAAGGTTGTCTCCGTTGGAATAAACATACTCAACATACTGTCTCTTCTCACTCGACAGCCACTTCTCCTGGTCTTTAATAAAGCTTTGGATCGCGGGATCATCGATGTAGGAAGATAAGACCTCGTAGCTTGTCGAATTTCCGCTCTGGAAAATATTGAAAGAAGACTGCTGTGCCCCGTAATATCCGACTTGAGGCTTTACGAGATACAAGGTATTTTGGGTGCTACGGAAACAAAAGTACTCTCCGTTGTTGTAGGTAGAGTAAGTTTTCTCGGTGTCTCCCGGCTTTCGAACCTGCTCCACAAACACAAACTTACCTGCGTACTTACCGAGGTCTTGCTTAGGTGGAGGGGTCGGAGAATATCCTTGGCAACATCCGGCATCTTGTGTGTTGGTCTCCAACTTGAAGACATTAACGATATCCTGTGGAAGAAGATCGTCAGGGATTGTGATAGTTCCATTAAACTGAATTGTTTTACTCATTAGAATCCTTCTTCCTCCTTGGCTGGAAAATCTATAAACTCAAGACTAGATGCCACGACCTTTGCACGAACTACCTTGTTTTCATTCTTGTCTGTCCACTCATCAAAAGACAGTCGGCCAGTAACAGCAATACGCAGACCCTTATCCCCGAACTTACCTACGGCTTCTGCGTTACGATCCCAACATTCTACCGTAACCCAGTTGGACTTTTTCTTGTCCCCGTAGCCCTCATCTACCGCGACTGAAAATTTAGCCACGGTCTTTTGGGAAGTTGTAGTTTTTAACTCAGGTTTGGCCCCAAGACGACCACTTATTGTGATTGTGTTAATACTCATGCCTTCTCCTTTTTGTCTTGTTTGATATTTCGGTCTATAGCGAGTTTCTCTTTCATGCTAAGACCTGATCGGTAATATTGTGCATAATTCTTTAGGGAGGATTTAGCCATTCTTCTCCTTCACTGAATTAAACAGTTCCTTGACTTTAGCTGGTCCACCCTCAACAGCCTCTTCTACTAGATTAAGGGTGTTCTCTGCTGTTACTGCGGGCACGTAGACAAGCTTCTTTCCTCTATGGCGGGCCTCCAAAAATGCGCTAAGGCTTTTGGTAGTAACTCCCCCCAACTTCTGGGTAGAGATCTCCTTCAGACGTTCCTGAATGAAGTCATACCGCTCCTTACTAAGAGTCTCTGGTGCGTCCATAGCTTGGGCTGCTGCTTCAGCTTCTGGTGACAAAGGTTCTTGTTCAGTAATAGGGGTATCGAAGTAGGGGATATCGTCGTCAGTAATCTCAGGATTACCTCCGGAGGCTGCGCCACCAACTACTGCCGTGTTGGCGTTCTTACCGAAAGGAAAGTCCGTGGCTTCACTAACAGCTTTAGCTACTGCCTTCTCTGCTGCCTTGGGTGTATCAATCTTCTTAGGAAAAGACGGCTTAGGTGGTTGTGGGGTGTAAGTCTTGTTTGGCTCCTGAACCTTCTTGAGATCGGGTGCGTCTTCATCATCATCTTCCGCGCAGACTCCGAGGAAAGACATGAGATCGTACCTCTTACTGTACGTAACCTCTCGGCCAAATGCCTTCGATCCCACTAGTCCTGCTGACAGAAGAACCCCGTCCGTAGCAATAAACTCGTCCCCAAGTTGGACCTTGGTAGTTACACGCTGGCTTCCTTTGTCGTCCACAACTATAGGCTGACTAAGGAAGATTCCTTGTTCGTTAAGAGGAGGCTTTACGGCCTCAAGTACTTGAGATAAGGTACTATAAGGGAATTTTTGGTTCCCCTCTTGACCCACGCGATTTTTCGTGATCTTCTCAAACTTCGCCTGCGCCTTAGCTAGGGCGGGAGCAATAACGTTTACTGAATTACTTTGTGGCATTTATTCTTTCTCCTTATCAATTCCCGGCCAGTTTCCCGGCCAACTATCGTGAACTTTCTTTACATCTGAAGGTAGTGCGTGGGGGCCGTACCTAGTTTTAAACCACCCTTGTATAAGAACCCACTCGCTTAGTGACCAGCCGCCAAACTCTACTAGCTGTAGTTCTTGGTTGTGTTTCTTTTCCTCCTCTGTCTGAACTCTTCCTTTGTTTGCAGCACTTATCTTCTCTTTTGTTTCTTCAGAACATTTTCCGTGAGAGCCTCCTGAAGCAATATTGTACCCTATAGACCTTTTTCTAGCCCCCATAAACCAAATAAAGAAAGTTTCAGCCGCGTCTAACGCTTCTTGATCCGGGCACTCACAAAGAGTTTCTATACTAAAGTTTTCGGAACCATAAAACCTCATCGCGTTGTATAGGTGAGAATTCTTGTTAAAAGTCCTATCAACTCGTTTAGAGTCTTTTATATGTCCTTTCCACCGAGTCTCCTTGTTGGACCTAGTTTGACCAATATAGTACATATTTGTTACTAAATTGGATATTTTATATATTTCCATCGTTATATTCTTCTCCGTACAAAAGTTCTACTATTTTTGGTATGTATCTTTTATCCACACCTTCCGCTGCTTGACAATATACTCCAAGAAGCTGACCTTGAGAAAGATGCCCGGTTCTCGATCCAACCACCCGTTCCGGGAGTCCGAGATCGATTAAGAGGGCGGTGATGTTTCCTCTCCGGAAAGCATGTGGTGACTTATACTCTACCTTAGCTTTCTCACACACAGACTTAATCATCTTTGTTAGCCGGAGCGGATAGCTCATTTTGTCTTCTGGAGTCCGGAATATGAAACATTCATCTCCGTTTAATATGAGATGTCGTAGTTCAGCTACGAGTTGGTCAGAAATTGTAATACTCCGTAATGAGGAGTCTGTCTTTGGGGAGTCTTGTAAAATCCCCCCACACACGTCACGTTCGATCTTTAGGGTGTTTCCTGATAAATCCCTTGTCTGAAGTCCAATCACCTCTCCTACCCGGCACCCGGTCTCAGCAAGTAGCATTACAAGAGCCTTTTCTTCACCAGAACTTGCTTTGATTAGCCTTCGAAACTCTTCTACCGTGTAAAAGTCTTGTTGTTTCCTACGTTTTCTCGGTAACGTTAGCCGGGGGAGAACAAAATCTTCGTCCGCCCACTGACAAATATTCCGGAAAATGGAAATATACCGCCTGATCGCCCCCGAACCTACACTCACATTCAATTTGCTGATAAAGTTCTGGATATCCTTCTTAGAAATTTGGTCTATTCTCTGGGGTCCAAATTCTAAGATCAATTTGTCTACCACATAACACACGTTGTAATACGTAGACGCCTTCTTAAGACTAAGAACGTCGTGCTTGTAGCTATCGGCGGCTATTACGAACAGTGGGGATTCCTTCGGTTTCTTCATCTACTTTTACTGTACCACACTTCTGTCTCCGTGTCAAGAGTTTTTATTGCTTGGTATAGTACGGAGTGGTAAACCCTTCTGCTCCGAGAATAAATCCAGGTGCCCAGGGAATCTCCTCTGTCATATCTTCTACTAGCTCTTTCACTCCAAGAGGAGAATCTTCATCAACTTCGGCGCATATTTCATCGTGACACGAAAGCACAATTGGAAATCCCCTATCTTCGGCTCGAATCATTCCGTAGGCTAGAATATCTCGGCAAATAGCTTGAACAATGTTCTCAAATATCTTAGCTCCACGGGTCTCCATATCCGGAACCCATTGGTGGGTTTCTGGATGGACCCCCGCACAGTAGAGATTTACTGCTTGGTATGTGTTCCCTTTCTTGGAGACTCTCTCTACCCGCTCTACGTAAGGATTTATGTAGTGTAGTGCCCTACCCGAAGGTAACCAGATACACAGAACTCGTCCCTGCATCTCCAGTTTTACTGGACCCAAGGTAACTACAGAGTCGTTCTCTACTACGTTAGCGAAAGCCCTATGAAGATCGTACCAATAGTCTACAACCTCTTTGTAGCTCCTGCGGAAAACTTCGACAGATTTTTCAGCGTATTCCTTAGTTAGCTCAATTTGCATTGCCTCCGCATACGCAAGAAGGCCCGTCTTAACAACATTTCCTTCGTCGTCCTTATCGATATCTCCAGCAGAGAGTCCAAATCCGCAGTTATGAACAATTAGAGGACCCTTGTTCGTCAGAATTGTGAATCTGCTCTTCGGTCCCGAGTTTAGAATGTCGAACGTAGGGACCACGACACCGAGACTGTTCTGCAATGATCCTTTCTGGGGAGAGACCTTTCTTGAATTTTCTTGCGACAGTGCTGCTTTCTCGGTACTGTGGGCAATACTTCTCCCAGAACTCTTCCGAAGTGATTCTTTCTCCGTTATATTCGACGTAGCAAAGCTTTTCTTTGTTTCTATTATTCTGCTTGCTTGTAACAAATCGAAGATTCCCTTTTTCGTAATTTCCGTCATTATTTTCTCTGTCGATTTGATACTTTGGCTTATCGTGGTTTTCGAGAGTGAGGCAGTACCCCACAAAATCATAAACATCTTCAAAGAGGCATCGGATACCTCTTCCACCATATCTATGTGCTTCTGGTCCAACTCCTCTGCACCGAGACTGGATTGCGTAGTATCTGTTTGCAAGTCTGTCAACAAGTTCTCTAGGGTATCGGCTAAATCGAACGTATACTCCGTTCTTCTCTTCCCGGATTTTCCTGTTGGCGCACGGTACGCATCCGTTTGTTTTTCCTGTCTCCAAGCTAAGTCTATAGACCCTCTTTTCGACTCCACATTCTTCGCACAAGCAGAGATAGTAGAATTCGTGTTTTCCTTTTTCGCTAGTTCGGACTTCTCCTCTTTTAACAGCCCAGTGACCAAACTTATATCCCTCTGGCCTAAGAGGGTATCTTGAACTACGTCCTTTGCGTCCTTCCATCCATCCTCCGTAAGAATCTTATGATCCGGAGTAGCTTCAACTCCAAATAAATCAATAACTTTCTTCTCTCCCTGATATATTACCCCACTGTGGGATACCCAATCCTCCCCGTCCCAGAGAAGGTCATTTACAGACACTTCTGTAATAGGAGTCCATCCTCTGTTAGTAAGAACTGGAGTATCTTTTCCAAAGCACCCCAATTTGGGGGCCTTAGCATCTGTCCTAGTCTTCTTATTACCGGCCTTGAAGTCTGCATACAACTCCTCATAAGTCTTAGAAGGGTCCATAAGCACTGCAAAGCTGATATAGGGGTCGAGTCCTTTTCGAAATTCCTCCATACCAGAATCACATCCAGCTACCCAGAACTGTCCTCTGCTTTCAATAGCAGCTAGATCGGCAATAACAAATTTCTTTCCTGGAGCGGCCCGCAAAATTGGCCTAAGTGCGGAACAGGCTACGTCTAGGGGGCTGCTAAACTCTTTCTTGATGGTATCGTAGTTTCCTGCTTTCAGAAGTTCCATAGCAAGATCGAACTTTTTCTCAACCTCTTTTGTTGCCTTAATCAAATTATGCGCTTGAAAAAGTCCACTCGTCCAGCGTCCGGTTCTAGCCGCCCCCATATAGTTGAACAGCCCACGAACCCGGCCATCCGGCATTACCGAATTTTTGCAAGACTCCAGCTTGGCGACAGAACTCTTCGATACCTGGAGACGGAGTTCTAGAACACGCTTACCAAGAGCGTCAAGTTCGCACTCCCCATTCAAAGCCCTCTTAACGAAAGGCTTTCCGATTGAGGGAAAAGTATACCCATGCTGGCGAACAAAAGCCAACACCTGCTTAGGTGCCTTTGGGTTGGATATTCCGCTAATTTCACGGAATTCCTTTAACAAGGACGCCTGTTCCTTCTCAACAATAATCCCCGCTCCCTGGAGCAGGACTGAATCCGTGTATATGCCTCGGTCATTGATGCGGGCATCTAGGGCTATCACTTCGTATTCAAAGTCAGTAAGAGGGAAGTCTTGGACTCTTCCCATGATTTCTTTCATGGCGTAGACATCTTGATCGCAGTACTGTCCGAACCTATCCCATTCTTTTCTATGTGTGTCCCAGTCTCTGTAGGTTGTCGGCTCGATCCCGAAAAGAGTTAGCTCTCCCCCAAAACGAAGAGGAGCACAGAACATATCCACCATGCTCTCGTCTTTGATAAAGAATTCAGTTAGCTTCTTGGACTTAATATCAAGAATCTTACCAACCTTTTCTAGTTTACCGGGCATGGACATATACCGACTTCGAAACATAGGGTCCTCGAATCGGTCCACTGAAATGTCCATTCCAAAGAACCTTTTGAAAACCAAACGCTCGAAACCTACTCCGTTCCAGGCCACAATTATAGTAAAGGGGTCCTCTAATGCTTCTTTAAGGTCTTCTGGAATAAAACCAGAAGTATGCGTCTCCCACCTCTTCATGGGTTGGTCGTCAATCATATATGAAGTCATTAATAGTTCTGTAGACGGATGGAAGACGTAACGATACGCGCCAACTTCTTTAATATTTAATTCACTACGGGTCTCAGTATCGCAGAACAGATACATAGTCTACTTTCTTATTCTGTGGCTCTTTGGTCCAGGAGTCCAATCCCCGAACAGGTTTTCTTTGTGTATTTCTTTCAGGACAGGAAAAAATTTAATCCAAGCAGAATAAGGCATATCCCTTCTTAGATAATTGCATCTACGGCAAGAAGGAACGACGTTAGATTGAAGGTGTCCTAAAGAGTTATCTACTCTATCTAAAGTCATCCTCATGTCTGTAGCTTCGCAACAAGAGCAAGGACTATTCATACCCTCTTCTACAAAAGAAAGAGTTAGATCATTTTCTAGACCACGAACCTCGTCTCTCTTTTTAGATTCCTTTAAAAAGTTCTTTGCTTGGTGTTTTTGGTAGTTATAGTTTCTTCCTCCACGTCTTATCCTAGCTTTTGTTGTCATACTTTTGTGGTGTTCTTTCGTTCTTTCATAGGTCTCTTTACCTTTTAAGTTTCGACAGGAGGTGCAGTAAGAGAAGAGTAAATTTCCTCGATAAGGTAAAGTATTGTTTAAAGTCTTTTCTACCCCACATATGGGGCAAAACTGAGGTTCTCCTTTTCTTGGCCTTCTCCCTGTATACGGAGCATCCGGATTCCTTCGTTTCCTACCTTCTCGGCAATACTCGTTCCAGTTTTCTAAACAGACCAAGCATTTACATTTGTGTTGAGTATATGCTGTTAAAGTTCCGTGAACTATTTCTTTCATCCTTATCCTTAATTATCTTTAGCTGCTACTAATCTTTTTGTGTAGTCTATTGCCGCCAAAAGAGCGTCTTCTTTACAAGAGTCCCACCCAGAAGATAAGATCACCATCTGGAACCCTCCTTTTACCTTCTCGTCCTTTTTGTGGCCGCGAAGACCCCCCAGGATACTCTCCCCTAATAAAAGGTTTTGTATTGTTTGTGAAGATTAAGTTGTCCCAATACTGGTATAAATACTCCATCACTCACCCTTTGCTGCTACACCAGAACCAACAAATCCAGATTCTTTTGTCCAGATTACTTCACCTATAGAACTGTCTACTATGTACTCGTCAGGAACTTCGGCCTTCTTTATAAGATACTGAAAGTCTTTTTCTGATAGAACCCTAACTTGTTGTGTTCCACAGTGCTCTACACACTTCCTGCGGTCTTTCAAGTCTTCTAGAGAAGGGTGGACAGTCGTACCCCCGGAGGCTTGTCCGAGTTCGCAGTCAAAATCCGTCTTACACATCCATCCTGGTATAGCAAAAATCTTTTTAATCTTTTTCATCACTCATCCTTTGCTGCTAGAACTAAGTATTGCAGACTACCCATCCATAAAGCAATACCGATAAATTCTATTATTTTAATCATAGATTTTTGGTGCGCCCGGGAGGACTCGAACCTCCAATCCTCGCCTTAAAGGGGCGGTGCTTTGCCATTAAGCTACGAACGCTTGGTGGGCCTTGAAGGATTTGAACCTCCGACACAGGGATTATGAGTCCCCTGCTCTAACCATCTGAGCTAAAGGCCCTAAACTTTTGCCGGTACTTTCCCGGCTGTCAGACCAACTTACCGAACTTGAGCACGGCAGGGCTACTTTGCTTCATGGTCATCAGCGGGATTCGACACCCGCAACAGTTAATCACACCAATTCCAGAACCATTGAAAATATGCATCTCCAGTAATAGCAAACTCTCCTAAAGAAATAAGAGTAATAACTGTTTGCCCCACAGTAAAACAAATAAGAACAAAAGCACCCGCAACGAGCAGTAGGGGGAGCATAACTGCAAAAACAAACATCCTTAAAGCAACTCTACTAGGAGTCCTATCTGCTACCAAAGATTCAATGAACTTCATACGTTCTCCTTCTGAAACAAAGCTAGCTCCCGTTTACGGCGGGCCAGCAAAGCAGGTACATCTTTACCGCCTGCTTTGTCCCACCTAAGAATCTGTTCAGGAATCTGGTCTATTCCGTGGGCTAGAAGCATACGAAGGGAGCCTACTCCCAAATTGAATCCAAAACTAGCCAAAGCATCGTGCTGATTCTGGTTTAGGTCTGGGGCTATCCGGGTCAGAACTTCATCCACCTTGGCCACGTCCGCAGCCAAAAGCGCGTATGCTTGCTCCTGTGTGATACCCCCAGAGAAATCTTCTCCCGGCAAGATAAGATGCCCTACGCCGATAGTTGGCTTCCCAACAGAATCGAGATAGACCTTTAGTCTGAGTCCTTCTTGCTCTTCAATAAACTTTAGTCCGTTAGCCGATGTTTTCATTAATCTTCTCCATCCAGTAGGATTTCGCCCGCTTATTTACTTCCCCCATCACTTCTTTTCGTGATAGCCCGGAAGCATCAATGGTATCTACTTCCTCTTTTATTACGTCTTGGCCCACGAGTTTTAGGTAGGCCCCGGTATTCTTCATTTTTAATTCTAACCCAAGTTCCTTCAAGCTGTCAAGCTTTTTCTCTAGCCTGTGCTCAGTAAGAATAGTGTCCACTAGCTCTTTGATCGAATTCAATTTTTCTACATCTACAGGGGCCAAAGTTTTTACCTTAGACTCAGAGTGCTTCTCTCCCTTGACCTTGAATTCCAGATCTCGGACGTTAAACGTTGGATGAGGGAGGGGCCACCAAACAATTCCCTCCCCTACACCAGAAACCCCATGTGCCTTCCCTACCGGGCATTCGTTCTCTACTGCTTGAGTAAGTTCTACAAGCCTGTTCTGTGCTTCCTCTGGGTGGTTGAAATCAATAGTAATCTCCCAAGTAGGGTAGTTGTAGATACAATCAAGATTCAATATCCTAGCGGTCGTCTTTACTGTGCTGACACTCGCCCACCAGCTATCTCCGTTCTCTAGCATTCGAACAGCAAATACAATAAAATTCTTTGGTAGCTGGGAAATAGCTACACCTTTTCGAATGCTCTGTCCACACCACTCACCGTATACCACCATATTCCAACCGGAGAAGCTAGCAAACTTTTCCTCGTTATCGTGAACCCACTTAGAGAACCCCGCATTATCGTGTTCTGGATCAATGACCTGTGTCCTAGACTGTTCGTACTGGCCCTCTACTCCGTTTTCCGGAAAAACTATAGAGGCGTTAGTCCCGTGAAGTTTAACTGAACCAATAAACGACACAGTAGGAAGAGGCACACCTAAATGTTCGGCCCGCTTCCTAACCAACTTGATGCAATTCCTAAATTGTCCAATATCAGCAAACGGAATATGCACGTTCATCGTCCCTCTCCTGTATGGTCATCGTGCGGATATCCGGTCAAACAAAGACCCCAGACTCCAGCAAGAACAATTATTATAAAGCAAATCCCTAATAGATTAGTCAATTCTTCCTCCCATTACTGGCTATGATAACAAACACCAGGATAATACACACAAAAAGCATTATCTATTCCTGCCCGTGGCCAAAATAGCCGCTCTCAAACGGATGACCTAAATAATCTTCTTCATCGTCTTCTCTTCCGGTCTGATGATACAAAAAGTTTGTGTGTTGGTGTGTTCTTTTCTCTTGCTCAGAAGCCTTACACGACTTTGAACAAAATTTGGCCCAACCTCTTTTAACGTCAGCAGATCTAGCCATAAAAGGATCGCCGCAATAAACGCATTTTCTTTGTACTTTCATATCTTTGGTGGAACCTGTTTTTATTCTTCCCGTCCCATAGGGCGTGGTCCCGTGGAAGCTGCTAGTCTGTGATTCGCAGGTACAGAAACCCTGTAAGGTCCGTGGACATTTACCGGCCGTCTTGGGCCTTCAGGTCATCCAGCCATCTCTAGCAAACAGACAACACGTTTCCGTCAAGGACTACGTAATCCTTCACATACTGCGATGAAGCGGAGTCCAGTTCGTATGTATAAAACTGTCCGCTGTTATCGAAGTATGCTATGGTAAAATTCTTTCCGTTAGGAAGAGAAATACAAAGGTTAACATCGTTTCCGTCAGGCTCAAGGTAAACTTCTGCGTTTACCCGCTTCTTTTCACGAACAGTAAGTCCCATGTTTCTCCTTTTCAATATAATTCATCGATAATCTGGCAAAGATAAGCTCCGTTAACTTTTTCCGGGTCCTTATCTTGAAGCCTGTCAATAACCTGGGCGAAATACGCCGCGTCAAGGCCAACCAACTGTTCTCTCAAAACGTTGAAATCAGTAAGATCGAGAGCAGCCGCTTGCATAATGATTTTCAAGTACTGGCCCGCGTTAATTCGCCACCCACGAGAAATAAATTTCCTGGTCCGGATAAGAGAACACACAGGGTATTTGCTACCTACATATCGGAGTTCCTTAGCTAAGATCGCTTCTAGAGCTTCCGGTTTGAGGGTAAGTGTCTGGTCCCACGATACATAGTGGCACGTCGCATGTACAAAGTCGTAATTCTCGTGAATCTCTTCAGGATTACCGAAGAACCGGATAATCAACTGAACCTTATCAGTAAGAGTGATAGCGTTGCTGGTCAAGAACATCGGCCTATACTTAGCCTTGGTTTTTGTTTCGAGGGCCAAAGTTTCCTGCTCCTCGTGAACCTTCTCAACATCCTCGGGGTTTGTCAGAATCTCTTGGACGTAATCTTCCCCAGCATCGTCTCCACCGGGAGATGCTTCGAAGTACTCGTAGGGTTTGTCTGTGCCTTCTGCGCTAGAGATACCAGCACTCTTGGCTACAATCCTGACTCGTCCCTCACTTCCGTCTACGTAGAGGGGAACATCCAAACCCTTGTGCTTGCGGGGCTTGAATTCCTTAACATAGTGTTGTGCGATAGCGAGAGTTGTTTCGTAGTCCCGGAAATACACATCGTAGTCGTGAGGCTCTTCTCCAGTAAGTAGAGAAACGATAGCCCCACCAGTTACGATGATCTTGTCCTTCGTCTTCTCACGGAGTTCTTCCGGGAGAGTCTTGAGCCACGAGTCCAGCTTCTTTTTAATCGTAGCCCGAATTTCCTTGCTTTTCATGCCCATTACTTCCTCTTTTCCATTTACCGGAATTCTTTATTGGTGGATGTTACACGGCTCGAACGTGCATTTTGTACGCCCCCTTTCGGGCACAGCGCACAATTCTTTCCATTTAGAGGAAACACCCAAAAAATTAAATTGTGCGGTCGGACCTGCTTAGACCGCAACATAGGCGTGGTTTGCAACCCACGACAGGCACGTTTACAGACCGCACAAACTTAAATTACGCCTAGACCTTTTCCCACCGATAGAGTCCAAGGTTTTGGGTCACCAGAAGTACTATCGTCTACTCTGGATCTTCCTACTAGGCGTAAACTCAAACTTTAGTGGGGCGGAAGGACTCGAACCTTCGCTGCACCGTCGTGCAACTTCCTAGACTTGCGGCCCTAACCCCACTGTCTTTATACTACCACACAATACTTCAGAAGTCGAGAACTATTTTGAAGACTTCACCGTAGCCGTTCTCTTGAAAAAGACAGCGGTAATATAGTTCAGCCAGAGAGCCTTCCAGAATGTTAGCTGGGCGACCCCAAATAAACCACTGATTACTGAAGAAGTAAATAGGTAATTGACGATCCACATAGTTGGATATGCCATCAACAGGGAAAGTCCTGCCACAAGAACGAGTGCGAAAACAAAAGCACCTACAGCTACTAAAAACTTATCCATAATTCTCCTTAATGTACGCCGATTTTTCAGCAAGAACGAACTCTAGGGTTAATTCCTCTGGGTCCTCCCCGCCTTTAAAATGTTCTGCCAAGAATCCGCCGCTTTTTACCCAATTGGCTCTTTTCTCTAAACAAGATTCCAGAAGTTCTCTGGCGGATTCTTCCAGACGTTTTCTAGTTACCGGAATTTCTAATCGCGGAGAGGTTCTCTCACCCCTCAAGGCAAGCCTAGCTTGTCGCGCCGTAGCGGTCTCACTTAAGAGCAACCTATCGGACGTGCTGATCCAGCGGCTTTCCCAGAACTTAAAACTTTTACGGACTGCATTTCGACATCCCTGTTTTGTTGGGTAGTTTCTCTCTATCTCGAACTCGGTTGTACACCCTACAACTCCACAGGTAAAAAGTATCAGTCGGCTAGCCACGCCACCTTTCGGTCGTAACCTTTTGCGCCGGTCCCCGATTGGCCTTAGCTTTTTTGGAGGACGGAGACCTTGTATAGTTCTAGATCACAACAAGGCACATTTACTCTAACGGCGCAACTTTGCGAGATGGACTATTTACTCCGCCTCGACTATCACTGTCTTTATACTACCACACAATACTTCAGAAGTCAAGCTTTTTCTTCAGTTCTCCACAAGCAGGGCAGGAGGAGTCAAAATTTCCTGAGTGACAAGACCTTTGGCGGTTTTGGAGGGCCTCCCCACTTTTATACCTTACTACCTGCTTACGTCGTTCTTGTTGGAAGAAGGGGTTTTCATTTAGCGTGTACAGTTTGAATACAGATAGTCCCGAAGAGTGTCTCATGTATTTAGTAGATCACAGAACTCTCCCTGTGTCAAGAACTTTTTGGTAACGGGGCGAAGATATTCCAGTTTTCGGAATACAGGTTTATATATCATACTTGCCTTCTAAAAGTCAATAGGTTTTCAGATATTTTTCAAAAATCTTGTCAAGGGGCGGGCGGTTTGTAGGTGGTCCAGAATCAAACACATACAAGTGGTTACCAAAGATTTCTTGACAAAAGAAGGCTTCGATGATAGAATGTATTTAGTTAGTTCATTCAATATGGTTTTAGTACATAGAGCTAAGAGCTTCTGTAGGCCAAGAAACAAAGGTACTGGGCCGGGAAAGAAAAAGAGTTCTATGATATTGATAATTAATTTCCTTTACGTAAGTAAAGGCTAAACAAAGACGCTTGCAAAGCAAGCAACAGATTTGCTTTTCCTTACGGAAAAGAAAAAACAGTATTTCCAAGAAAAGATTTTTCAGTAAAGATAGGAGAATGGTTTAGGATGTTTGTGTATTTAATAACGAATAAGGCTACTAAGCAATATTATGTGGGGCAAACTAGAGGGACTGTTGAGAGGAGATGGGAGTCTCACTTAGAGGCCGCAGAGGATATGGAGAACAGTTATTTGCCTTTATATAGGGCTATGAGAGACTGTGGGTTTGACAACTTTATCGTAGAAACTTTGTGTGAATGTCCTGATCTAGTCTCTCTCAATTCTGCTGAAAAATTCTTTATCTGGTTCCTGGCAGCTAATGTAGATGGTTTTGGGTACAATATTTTAGGAGGCGGACAACCTCTCCCAAATCCTCCGTGGTTTGGTAAGAAAATTCCAGCGACAGAGAGTAAGAAAAGGTTTATTGAGCAAAACTGGACAAAACCTTTCGAGGGAAAAGAGGGATTTGAGAGAAGTCTAGCGTGCTCTACAGGACGTTCGTGCCGTGGTTGTAAATTTGAAAATAGTAAGGAGTGTAGATAATATGCCGTTCCCTAAGCACGAACCTGATCCCAACATCCCTCCCCCAAAGAAGAGGGTGAAGTCTGCTATTAATAGACTCCTAACAGTAGCCCTCGACTTAGCAGAGAACGTTAATCTAGGAGAAGCCCAACGTCTGCAAGCTGCCCGTCTTGGCGCAGATATCTGGGATAAAAGGCCGCGTCCTCGACGTAAGTCAGACAAAGAAAAATTACTTATTTCAGCTTTGTCTGGTGCTAAGGGCAAACAAAAAAGGCCCAGTCCGAAGACCGAGCCTTAGTTCCGTTTTCCGGAATTACTTTCTGAGTCCTTGTTTTCTTTCTTCTTCCAACTCCTCTTTGAGTTGCTTCCAGAAAGGCTCAAGGTTTACTCGAATTTTTCCTGCCCACCAAGATATGGGACCAGACTCTAGGATTGCTTTGTTTAGCTCTTCCACTTTTACTGCAACTTCTTCTGGTAGTTCCCCGTCTCCGTCGTCTGGTAGCTCATCACACCAAGTATCGTACCCTATCGTGTGCAGTTTTTCAGGTTTGCACTTCACCACCTCTATTACTGGTACTTCATTCTCTCCACAAGACTCTAACTGCTCGTAAAGATACTCTATTAGGTCGTCTTCGTCCCAAAAGAAAGTATCGTCGTCCCACAAACAGACAGGTTCAGTTCCGTCCCAATCTTCTTCAGGTAGGGCGAGGAATTGTTCCTGTCTTTTCTTTTGGTGGCAGGCATGACAGTAGGATCTGTTTTCATACACCGTACCGCATTTTTCACAGGTTCGGTGGGTACACCCGCACCATCGGGCCATGTGCTCGTCCTGACCCCAATACTGGCCCGTCCTGGATACCCACCCACTCAGTCCGGTCTTGAATTCTGCGGCTTCCGTACTGTCATACATTACGATCTTCTCTTCTACCACCCCTCTTCCTCCCTTTCATACTCTTCCAAAAGTATACACCTATCACAAGGTTCCGAGATACCGCCATCACAGTAATCACAGGGCCAGTCTTCCGGGTCGTCCATATCGTCCCACCTACCTGTGTGGAGGTAGCCCCGCCCATTACAGGAACTACAGATAACACAGGTACATTCTTCTGATTCCAGTTTCCGGACCCAATCAGGCTTATAGGTCATGCTGGCAACCCTCCATCCTCGTTATATCATCGTCTGTACAAGCCCACAGGAGTACGCAAAAGCATATTCCTACAAAGCACCACCACAACATATCACTCATACTTCCTCCTCCCCATCTACCACACATTTTGTTGGCGGTGTGTTGTATATAGTGGTTGAACACCCTTCCTCGTGGTATAACTCACAATCCACTCTGTCCCAACAACTTTCACAGAAGTCTTTCGTGGTTTCGTCACACATGAAGTAGATATTTTCTTCTTCAAGGTCTTTACCACACACAGAACAAGTCATAAATTCTCCTTTGGTTGCCGGTCCTTTTTTAGGGGACCGGCTTTTCCGGTAAATGGAATTTAGTACGACCGCGACCGCGACCGCGACCGCGACCACGACCCCGACCGCGACCGCGACCACGACCGCGACCGCGACCCCGACCGCGACCCCGACCCCGACCACGACCCCGACCACGACCACGACCACGACCGCGACCGCGACCCCGACCACGACCACGACCCCGACCCCGACCACGACCACGACCCCTTTACTTTTGCTGATCGAACAGCCATGTTGTCCTACTTTCCGAGTCCGAAAGACTCTATAGCAGAGGTCTGTACATACCACACGGTTCCAGGAAGCTTTTGTGCATCCTTATATCCTTTGTCAGTAAAACTCCCTGTTTCATACACAATCTTGGCCCCCTCAATTTGGATGCAAGTTGTATTAACACCTACCAGCTTACCTGAATAGATGTAGTTAAGCGCGAAGATAAGAACATCTTCTCCTAGAAGAGCCTCGAAGCCCTCCCCCTCTACTTCAGTAACATTCACAAGCTTCTTCATAAATCTTTTTCTCCTAGACTATTGGTAGAAGCACATCCCTGCCGCGTGTAGGCTAGTCTGTAGGGACTGCCGGGGTACGTCCCGGCCCGGTTAGAAATTGTCAAGCACTGTTGGAGTGTCCAGATTATTTGATGCCCACTTATCGAGAGACGCCTCAAGCGGAATATTCAGTTTTCTGCACATAACAGCGACCTGATTTGCAAATTCTCGTGCGGTATCTCGGTCGTAGTCCCGTCCAAAGTCTTCAGCAACTACTTCTGCTGCAAGTGCCCCAGCCAATTCAGCAAAAATCCGGAACTTGGTTAGCATCTTGACAGGAGAGTTTTCTGATATATCGTGCTGCTTCGTGGGCTTAGGTGCTGGTTTTCCTTGGGACTCCTCCTTAGCTGCCTTAGCATCCTCAACTTTTAACTTCTTCCCACCCTCTTTCTTTGTCTTCTCAATTACTGCATTCTGCTGCTTGCGTGATGGAATTTCTGCTAGCTGGAGAGCCGCCGAAGTACTCATGAAACCTTTCCGGTACTCCTCCTGGGCCTCTGGGCTAAGTTCCAGTAAAGCGAGACAGTTCTTAACCTCTCGGATTGCTTTTGCCAGTTCTTCTGGAGTAGAGATTTCCGGGTAGTAGATTCTTGCAATATCCTCCTCGGATTTCCCAAACTTCAGCTTTAGAATCTGCTGGTTGTGGCCGTCGTCAAGCGGCGAAGGGTTCAAACGTTCTCTGTTTTCAATAATCGTGTAACAAAAAGCTTCTGCCTCTGTCTTTGCTGGAATGAAGTTAAACAAAAGGTTCAACCTCTTGTTGGGGTCTTTTTCCCGTTCGTTGAGTCGAAGAATAGCTCGAAGTCTGCGATGACCTGCTGCTACTACAGGCCATCCTTCATCATTCTTCCAACACAAGGCAGGTTGGCGTTGCCCGTTGGTATTAATACTTTGAGCCAACGTCTCTATTTCGGTTGCCTCGAAACGTCCTGACAAGTCGTTTAGAGTGATAACATTCAAAGGCGAGACACTATAGCCTTGCCCAGTTCTTGTTACTCCCGCTTGGGGATTCCATTGCACGGCCATATTTCCTCCTAGAAATTGTGAACAGTAAAGGTGAAAAGATCGTTTAACCTCAAAGTGCTGGCAGGATCAACATAGATTGTTTTCTTAGGGTTCAACAATTTTTCCAACCCCGCAGAGATTAAATCCTTGTCCTCGTTTTCTAACTGATCCCACACTTCTTCCAGTTTCCGGAATTTCGGTTTATCCATTTTGTTCCTCGATTTCAGTTAAGCACGGTTTTAATTTTTTGTCAAGCGAAATTTTCATCCATATAGATGATTCTTTTTCGCGCCGCAATTTTCAACGGAATGACTTCTCTCTCGATTTCTGGAACGTTTTCCTTTCCAGTATGCCACCTCCCACAGAGATGACATGCGTATGTGTGCGTGTACTCTACTCCAGGGCACTCAGCACGGCGCATCATAACAATGGCGTGCTTCGCCCTAGCCTCGGAATGGTATTTCTTCTTACCGGAACTACAACGATTAGACACTCATACTTCTCCTTCTAGAAGATTAGTAGGTACCCATTCCCGCCATCGTGGAGGCTCTTCTTTGGGAACAACCGGGGGACCGCCCCGGCGCGGATTAAAGTACCTTACCACACTGTTACTGTTGTCTTGGTATCCTTTGGGTTAAGGGCTTTGATAATGTTTTCAATCTCAGCACGGAGTTTGTGGGTGGGATGGTTAAAAATTCGATGTCCTCTGTACCCTGACCCATCCAAAGAGATGCCAGGGAAAT